ATATAACATTATAGATGCCAAATTTTTATCAGCCTGATTAGGTTTAATATCTTTAGATTGAGATTTATCAACTCTAATATTTTTTATTAATTGTGAATTTTCTAAATCTTTTATTGTTGCAAGTTTTTTTCTTTCTGCAACAATACTTAATTTTTTACCTGCTATTTTATTTTTATTATCTAATTTACTTACATCAATCAACTCTTGTTGTTGTTTAGATACACCTAATTCTGTAAGTATTTTAGTTAAATCCCAACCATTTTTTTCTCCTTTAGCAAATACTTGTTTTGCTTTATCAGATTGAAGTATATCTATTATTTTTAATCCTTGATTTACTTCATTATTAGAAAAATTTTTATTTACAAACTTTTTAAATCCTTCTATATCTTTTCTACCAGTATTATTTACATAGTCAGAATAAAGCTGTATAGCTTTATATTTTTGTTCAGATGTTATAGTATTAACACTTTTATACAATTCTTCTAAAGAATTATATCTTATTCCTTTATATGTTGGTTTGCAGCTCATTTTTATTTTGTTTTATTTTTATTTTGCCAATCTAGTAATGCTTGTTTAGTTTCATTTCCAAATATTCCATCAAAAGAAGCATCTTTTTTAGTAGATTTTGGTAGTTTATAACCTTCTTCTACTAAAGATTTTTGAATTTTACTTATAATATTTTTATCAACTTTTGTATTTATTAAATCAGGACTATACCTTAATCCTATTAAATTTTTTGAATTTTTCAACACATCTTTTGAATTTTTATCTTGAATATCTTTACTTAATTTTAAATAATCATCATAAGTTCTACCTGTAACTTCTATTGTTGGATACTTTTCTATTATTTTTTTTAACGTATTATTTGGAGTTTCTAAACCTTTTGCTCTTGGTATATTAAAAGCATCACAAACATTATCCGCACAATTATTTGTAAATAAATTCCAATCTGAAGGTTCTTCTTTTAACCCTAATAAAATTGAATATTTTCCTGTGGGTAATGAATAAGCCTTATTTTCAAACTTTTGTTTATCTACATCCCCATAAACATTATATGTCTTTTTACCTGCTTCTTTTATTGTATTTATACCTAAAGGGTAATTTCCTTTTGGAGAATAATTTACAGAAGGATTATTCTCCGAATAATCTGTTAATTGAGCTTCAATATGACCAGGAACATACTTTTTTAAAGGGTCATATTTATTAACTTGAACAGGATGATTAATTTCTAAAGGATTAATTTCTTTATTATTTATACCATATTTACCCACTTCTTGTCTTGGTGTTCCGGCATAATAGACATTATATCTTTTATTATTCCACATAAATTCCTTTTTTCCTTCTTTTTTTGCAGAAAAATACGCAGAATTAAAATCTCCTTTATCTGTATAATCATCAACTCCCCAATTATAGGGGTTTAATTTAGATTTAATTTTACCCCAATCAATAATTAAACTACCATCTTCTGCATAATCAGCCATTACCGGCAATGTATCTACAAAAGCATCTACACAACTCCAACATTTATCTTTAATCATACCTTCAACTTCTATTCTATTTTTTTTAGGTATAATTACTATATCTCCATGTGAATTACGGATTGCTAATTCTCCGCCTTCTACTTCTATTTGTTTTTTCATATTATTTAATACTATTTGAATTTATAACTAAACCGAATTTAGCTTTAATTTGACCTTGTTTACCAGTCATTTTAATATTTCCATTACCTATTTCAATATCAATACCACCTCTTTCATGAGAAGCTCCTTTAAATTCTTTAATAATTTCCCATTTACCACCTTTGGTAAATTTATCAGATTTTAAACCTTCTTTAGCACAAAGATTACCTTCTTCATCTGTATATGTTATTTCAGATTCATTAATAGTATTAAATCCTAATACTCTATATACTTGGTTAGCTAATTCAAGATTTTCATTAAATAGTTTTTCTACTCCAGGTTTAATATTATTATTAGATTTGTTAAAAGCCGATTCATCAAACAATAATAATTGTCCTTCAGAAATATTATCGTCATCTTTAGGTTCTTTTAATACAGGATAAATTAAAATTTTTTTACCTCCTGTAGTATTTGATAATCTAAATTCGTATCTACCTCTATTTTCAGATTTAATATTTAATTTATCGATCCAATTTTTAATTTGGGCATTTGTTAGACCATCTACACTTTTAATTTTACCTTCCTTATTTAAAAGATTATTATTTTTATATAATTGTTCGTTTCCTGTTAATCCGTAAGCTACTTTAGGTATACCACTATTAATATAATAGTTATAAACATTTTTAACAGTAGCTTTATCTTCTCCTATCATCTGTATGATACTAACTAAAGAAGTTTCATTAGGAATAAATTCAAGCATCTTTTTTACATCTGATGAACGTATATTTAAACATTTTCCCATATTATTTATTTTTATTTTTTACACAATTATTATAATATTCTCTATTCCATTCTTCTGATTCCCAAGGACAATAATTATCTTCCGCCCATTCTTTATAATCTATATCGTTATCATTAACTGTATTTGTATTTTGGTTATTAATTACATTTTTATAAGCTTGAGCTAATGCTTCAATAAATTTGTTTTGACCTGTAAACTCAGACCTTGTTTCAAACTCTTTAGGTAAAACAATGTTATCTGGTAAACTTTTGTTTTTTAATAAAGATTTCATTTCTTGTTCAGAAAATCCTGCCATATTAGTACCAAACTTAGTTACCAAAAACTTTAAATTTGGATTTTCATTAGCTGTTTTAATTAAAGCATCTATAGATTCTTCTATTCTACTTAATGGAACACTTCTTTTACTTCCTATTTTTAAAGTTGTTCCTGTAATAGTTGCTGCTTTAGTAACAATGCCGAAAGATTTACCTTCTGTTCCTTGCATTAATTTATCAACTACTCCATATTCAGACCATTTACCTTTAGTTCCAATAGGTAAAGCTGTATAATTAGAAGAAGTAGTTCCTCTTTGTGCTAAACCTGCTGTACCTCCACCATGTCCTCCTGCTGTATTTGCTCCAAATACAAATACTTCATTAGGTTTTAAAGTAGTGATATTCTCAGGAGTGTATTCTCTTTCTTTTATACTACCAGTTTCCCAAAACTTATCTTCTATAACATTATTAGTAGATTGTTCTATATAAGCTAATCCACCTCTTTTATTAATACCTTGGACTAATTCAGGATTTTGTTTTAGTTTTTCAGTAAGAATGTCTGTTAATGTAAGTGAATTATCGCTATTTTTAACTTCATCAGCAACTTCCTCAATTAATTGATTAAGTTTTTTATCAAATTCAGAATCTTTAGAAGATATATTTTCAGGTTGAATATCAATAGAATCAGTTTCAGAAAATTCATTACTTTCTTCATTTTCAAATACTAATTTATCATCTATCATATTTTCAAATTCAATTCCTTCTTTAGTATAATTATAAAATAAAGATTTATGGTTTTTAGTTTCAACTCTTACAAAGCCCATTCCATTGAATTTAAATATTCCATACTTACTATTAAAATAAGATAATCTATTTACTTTTTCAATATCCTCATCTGTAAGTTGTAATTCACCATTAGGTAAAACAAAAGCTTTATTGCTTAATTGTACAAATTTAATTTCATTTAATTTATTTGATATGTTTTGTATAATAGGTTCAACAGCTCTTTGATCAGTAATATCTATAGCATTTAATATCATTTTATTAACTAAAGGAATCATATCGTGACCCGGAATAATATTATAAAAAGATACGGGTGATTGTTGAAATCCTGTTTGAAATAAAGAAACTTTTATTATATCTTCATATAGTTTATTATCGTATTCTTTTATTTCTTCTAATTGTCCAGTAAAATGATTTTGATCTTCAGCAGATAATCTTTTTTTAATTGGAGATAAAATTGTAGGAGTAACGGCATCACGACTTAATTCAATATTAAAAAAGTTTTGAATAAAATCGTTATAGTATAAAGGATGGGTTTCATCTTTTTGTATTTCATTTAATCTATGTCCTAAAGTATTATCTCCAAAAAACAAAGATTCTTCGTAACCTATTGAATTTTGAACCATATAATTAGTAATAGCTGAATAAACTATATCTAAAGTAAAAGATTCAGGTATTTTCTTTACAATGCCGTATTCAGAATTAATAAAAGAATCAAGTAATTTTTCAATACTATTATTTAACCCCATTACAGTTAATGGTTTATATAAATTTAGTACCAAAGGAAACGAATTTGGAAAAAACACTTTAAGTACAGTTTCATTAATTAATCTTTCATATGGAGCAGTTTCTCCATTTAAAAGTGTACCTAATGTATATTCGTCATTTCTTTTCATTTCAGATACAAATTTATTATATGAATATTGTAAAGATTTAGCTTCTACTAAATTTTTACCGGGTCCAGCTGTATCAAATTTTGAAGTAGCTATAGATTTTCTTAATATTATAGCTGCGTCTTTAAAAAATAAAAATTCATCAAATAAATCCATTAACATTTCAGGATGTTTAGATTCATTTGAAAATAAAAGTTTTTTTAATTCATCAACAGTATATTCTCCTCTTTTTTCTCTAAATTCATTTAATTCTTTTCCTTTAGCTTTGTTTTTATACTTTGTTTGAACATATTCTGAAGAATCCTTACTTAAATTATATTTTTTTAAAACTTTATCTATTAATTTAGATTTACTTACAACTCTATTAGATGATTTGTATAATATAGATTCATTTTTAGCTTCTTCAGCTAAATAATCTTGAATTATAGGTAATCTTAACCAATGAAAAAGATATTGACTTTTACCTCCAGCTCTTTTAAAAGCCGCTGCAAAATCTCCGGTTTGTAAATTAATACCTAATTCAGTAAGATAATCATCTTTTGCCGCATCAACCGCAGCAGTTAATAAATTATTACCTAAAACATCCGATATTTCATTACCGTCTTTATCATAAATGGCGGATAAATCCATATCTCCGTTTTCTAATTTATTATGTTCAAAAAAGAATTTTCTTCCTGATTTGAAATGTAAACCTACTTGTTGAGCTAAAGTATGGTGAGTAGATTGAGAAGCAAATACTCCAACTAAAGCTTTTGAAGCAAACATTTGATAAATTGTATTAATTAAAGTATTAGCTTTAAATATATTTCCGAAACTTAATACCGGCTTTTTAGTTTTTAAACCGGCATTTATTAAATTATCAGTCATTTCTTGAGCAGCTGAACTTAATTGATTAGCGGAATTGGGAGTAAGTAATGATTTTCTAAAGTAAGGATCTGAAAGAATATCTACTGTAGATTGAATTAGTATGTTTTCAAGCTGTTTAATTTTAAAATTTTCAATAAATTTATCTTTTTCTCCTAATTTTAATAATTTTTTAATTTGAATATCTAGTTCGTTTTTTCTATACCCAGCAAACTCTAATATTTCTTCAATGTCCTGTTTAGTTAAATTAACATCCGAAGCTTTACTTCCAAATATAGCTTCCATTAATTTATCAACAGCTTCATCTTGACCTAAAGACTGTTCCATTTCTAACTTAGCTCTTTCAATGCCATTTTCTAAATATTTTATGAAAGCTTCTATTTTTTCTTTTTTCTTATCATATATCTCTGAACCATTCATATCTTCAGATATATACTGAATTTTACCGTCTAAATTGATAGTATTAGGTATAAATAAATTTAATTTATCTACGTCAAAATCGGAACCTCCTTGAGTAGTAATTTCTTTAGGTACAATTATTAATTGATCTAAGTGAGCGGGAATAAATCCAACAACTCTTAAATGTAAAATTGAATTATGTCCTTGAGTAGGAATACGATAACCTATATTAATGAGAACTTTTTCATCATCAATAATATAATCTCCCTCTTCATTCTTTTTTACAAATTTTTTATATTTAGCTGGTAAAAGAACTTCAGCAGCACCGGTTTTATCTCCAAGTTCAAAGAATTTTAAACCTTTATTTTCATAATATTTTTTCTGATGTTCTTTAGATATAAAATCAATAGAAGTTGGTCCATCGGGAGTAGTTATTTCCCATCCTTGATTTGAAGCTTGAACTAAACTTGTTCCGTTAATATATAATCTAATGAGATTATTGGTAATAAAAGAATTAAGTAAATTCATTATTTTTTGTCTTTCAGGTAAAGTATCTATTTTACCTACTAATTGACCTTCACTATTAATAACTTCATTAATTGAATTTACAACATTCATTGACATTTCGTTTGAAATCATATCAGATCTCAACATATCTTTCAATAGAGAAAGGTTATTAATTATAACTCCATCTTTGGTATTTTCAACACCTAATCTTTCAAATAATTTTTTTTCTTCTATTGAAGCTAATTTTTCTAAAGTATCAATATATTTATTTTTAATTTCTTCATATTTAGAATCGACAGCTTTTCCTCCAGAAAAAGCATTAGCAAATATTAATTTTCTTTGTTGAGTTCCTTGAAGTAAGTCTTCAGAAGTTTTAACATTTAAATCTAATTGTATTCTAAAATCTTCAATTGGAAAATCTACAGTTGGATTATTTGAAACAACTCCATCGGAAATAACAGGTGAAGTTCCTTTTGGAATAGCTATTTTAATACCAGATGTAGGAATAAAAAGAGATACTCCGTTTTCAATAGCGTATTCATATTTTAAACCATTATAAGTACCTAAAGTATCGGCAGGAGAAATTGGATAAATACTTGTTTTAATAAATACCGGTACTTTTTTACCATCAATATTTACTAAAGAATATCCTACAGGTTTTAAAGGAGGAAATACGTTTTTATTTATTTTTTCTCCTTTCATTAATTTCTGATAAGCTTCTTCTTGATTATCTGTCCATTGATTAACTCCTTTCAATAATGTTCTATATACAGGAAATAAAATTATTCCTTGAGCATCATCTACGTTATTTTTGTCATAACTTTCTGATATTTTATTTAAATCTTTAGTTGTACTAGCACTAATTGTTTCTGAATGAATATAGACTTTTAATTGAGTAGGAATATGATTAAGTAATCCATGTTTTTTATAATCTCTAGCAATTTCTTGATTTAAATTTGGAGATAAAGAAACCTGACGTCCTTCTGCTACAGCTGCGGAAAATCGTTTAAACATGTTAGAAGGTTTTGTCATAACTAATGATCCATATATAGATTTAGTATAACCTACTGACCAATAAAACATATTAAATGTAAAATTATTTATAAGAGTGTTTAAAGCAGCATCTCTTTCTGAAAAATTTGCATTTTCCCAATTTTTATTGAGTATTTTATTAACGGCAGCATTACTAAAATTGATTTTCCATATATTTAAAGGTTCACCGTATTTGTCTAAAGGTTGATATATTACACCTAAATCTTCTAACATCTTTTTGGTTTCTTCTTTTTGAGAATTTACAAATTCAAGTATTTTAGATTTAAATTGTTCAAAAGTTACTCCTCTTTCAATACCTATTTCTTTCCAAAAAGCTTCAGGAGTATTTATCTCTTTATTATAATATATCCAATCAGGATGTAATGTTTCATTTATATCTTGATTATAAAGATTATATAAATTTTTTAAAACGACATTTGATATTTTAGTAAATGCCATAAAGTCATCATTGTTTCCTTCAGTTTCTAGTTTAAATCCTTTCTCTTGAGATTTGTCAGAAACTCTCGGAATATGAATAATAGGGTTATTACTAAACATATTAGTAATAACAGTATGAGCAATATCAGTTAAAGATAAATCTGAAAATACAGATGTATTTATTTTTTTATCATCTTGTAATCCTGAAATAATTTCTTTTTTAGCTATACCTAAACTGAAAACTTTATCAAAATAATTTTTAGCTTCTATTCTACCTTTTTTAAGCTTAGTTACAAATCTACTAAAATAATTAGCATTATGAATAGCGTATTGCTGTTTACCTTCAGCATTTAAAGTAGATAAATTTTTATTTGCTTGCTCTTGAGGTACAAATAACTTAATAATAGAAGATAATCTTCCTTTAATATCTAAATCATTATCGTCTAACCAAATCATAGATTTAGCTCCATCCACTTGTTTTTTAATTTGACGTAAATCAGCTTTTATATCATCATTAAATTCTATATCTGAAGGTATTCCAAAAAATTCTAAAAACGTTTTTAATTCCGCTTCACTAAATCCTTTAAGTTCTAATTTACGATAAGCATCTATATTAGTAACTAAAGAACCATTTATTTTAACAACATTTTTACTTGAAAAGAATTTATTTTTAAATTTTTCTTTTAATGAATTTTCAGTTTGACCATCAATTGATGAATAACTATCTTTACCTGAAGTAGTTGCTATACTAATATCGGAAAATTGTTTTAAAAAAGCTTCACTAAAAGATTGACCTACACGAATATGTCTTTCAGAATCTATTTGAATTCCGTCAGAAATTCCTAATTTATTAAGTAATTGATTAATAAAAGGATATGTATTTCTATTTTCTTCAAGAATATTAATTTGATCTTCAAAATCTAAGCTATCAGCTAATAAATTTTGAATAATATTCCATGTTTCAGAAAAATTAAGAGGTTTCGGTAAACCGTAAATTTCTTCATCTGAAGTTAATGAAGCTATTAAATATACAGCTTCATCCGAAGCTTTATGTTTATTGTCGTAAAAAGAGCTACTTTGAGAAGAAACTTGATCTTTTTCTTTAAATTCCATATCTTCAATACTTGTTTCCGGCATTGAAAATTTACTAAGTCTTTGAGATTCAAGATAACTTCTATAATGTTCAAAATTATCAGCTATAAAAGGAAAACCTTGTTCTCTAAGATTTTTAGGAAAAGCTTTTAAAAGTTCAGTTTTATGTTTAATAATATCTTCTCTAGTAATTAAAGGAGAACCTACTTCTTGTTCTAATAATGTAAAAAATAAAGATTGTAAAAAATCTACTACTTTTTCTTGATCTTTAATTTTTTCAGAATTTAATACTTCTTGTTTAGATGATACTGCAAAATTAGCATATATTTCAAGAATATCTTTTGATGTAGGTTCTATTGATTTTCTATTTTCAAAGTCTTCATTTAACCATATATCCCAAATTAAAGCTACTTGACGAGGAGTAATCATTTCATTTAAGTCTATTGCAATTTTTTCAGCAATAGCTTTTGTAGTCGGAAGACTAAAATTAATACATTTGAACATACTTTACAAATATAGAATTATTTTTTAAAGTTCTTTACATTAAATATTTTTTTGTTATTACCTTGAGTAATAGGTTTATCTGTATTCTCTTTACTACAATCTTGAGTTTTTTGCTCCAATATTGAATCAACATTTGTTTCAGGAAATTCAATTTTTGTTTGAGCTTTATCTTCTATTTTTTCATGATACTGCAATAAATCTTTAAATAAAGTACTTATTGAAAAATTTGGGTTATATTCTTCTCCTAAAAAATCAGTATTATTAGTATAATAATCTATAAAATCTCGAGCTTGTTTTTCTGAAAAATTTTCAGTTATAAAATTTAATTCTTCTTTTGTCGTAATATCAAAATATTGAGATAAAATATCATAAACTTTATTATCTCCTTTATTTAATTCAGTAATTTCTTCATCAACACTATCTTTATATTTAAATTTTTTCTCAATGAATTTTAACATTGTCTGTGAAGAAATTCCTCCAATTGTTTCAGGATAACTATATTCAAGTCTACCGTTTAATGTTCTATCTTTTTCTTTAGATTCTTCAGTTTGTATTTCATTTACTTCTGTTTTAATAGGTTCAGTTACAGAACTTTCTTTCTTTTCGTTTGATAATTCTGAAGCATATTGTTCAGGTTGACTTTGTTCAATTTGAACATTACCGTATGTAAAATAACTATTAATAAAATTAATATCAGAATTAACATTTGAACCTACAAGAGGTGTATTTCCTTCAAATAAAAATTTCCAAACAGGTTGTATTTTTTCATCACTCAATATTTCTCCTTCTTCAGATATTTCTGAAGGTAATATAAATTGAGTATCTAAAGAACCGATAGGAACTTTACTATATTTTTTATAAGTTTCAATAAATATTTCGACAGCTTGTTTAACTTCTTCAGGATTAGATTCTGAAGTGAATTCATTTCTTCCCACTCTTAAATTACCAGCTTTAGTAAAATAAATACTTTTTTCAGGAGCATTTTTATTATTACCCAAATATAAAATTTGATTTAAAATTCCTGTTTTATTAGAATTAACTATTTCAAATCTATTTTTACCTTTATATATAGAATTACCGTTAAATAATCTATGACTAACTAAATTAGCTATTGATGAAATTTGCTCTTCAGAAAAAGGAGAATATGTAATTGCATCTATTAAAATAGGAGTATCATTAGCAGCTATCGTATGAAAAAAGGTTTTACCTAATACTGGATCTACCCAAGTATCATATTTTGAAAATTCTACTTTAGTATTATCTGCAAATTCAACAATAAACGTTTCATCAGTTATTTCCGTAACTACACCTAAACCTTTAGCTTTACCTGATGGTCTAAAATGATTAAATACACCTATTCCTTTACCGCCAATTAAAGGATTAACTTGTTTTTTACCTTTAACAAGAGGATTATAATTTACAACACCGGTTGATTTAGATATTATAGGAATTGTAACTTTTTTACCTTCTTTTAAAGCATTAATGATTTTAGTTCTTTGTTTTAAAAATTCATCTTTTAATTCTTGAAGTTTAACTTTTTTTTCTTCTTCTGATAATTTATCACTATTTTGAATTCTTTGATATTCAGATGTTTTTTCAACATAATCTACATCATGAAATGACATTCTATCATTTGAAAATCTTTTTCCATTTTGATATATAATAACATCTAAAGGCAAATGTTCATTTAATTCTAAATCAGAAAGCTGTAATTGTTTTCCGTAACCTCTAGCTTTTCTAGCTTTATTTATATCATTTAAAAGTGCTATTTTTTGTTCATCGTTAAGTTCGCGAATAATTACTTCAACGTGATATTTTTTTGTATCAGAGGGAGTATTTTCAGGTTTACTCATTTCAACTATTATATGAGATTGAGATAAATCTAAAGCGAATTTTACTTCACCTGTAGGTGAACCGGTAACTTCTGTAAATTTATAACCTTGTTCGTTATATAAATGACCTCTTGTTGAAGTACTCATAACAGAAGGTTTTTGTAAACCTTCCCTTACTTCTGAATTTTCACTATAATCTTCAGGAATTTCGTCTTGAACTTCAGGTTGTTCAGATTCTTCAATTAATTTACTTCCTTCAATAACTTGTTCAGGAGTAAGTACATTTCCTTCTTCATCTACTGGATTACCTGTTTCTTCATCAAATCCTGTAATTACAGTTTCTTTAGGGCCTTCAGGAGTTTGTATAATTATAGGTTCTTGATTATTAATAATATTAGATAGTTTTTCTTGATTATTTAATATTTCTTGTTCAGCTTCATCTAATATTTCTTCTATTTTTTCATCTTCTTGTTTTTCAACTTCTTTTTCAATTTTAGAAGGTTTACTAATTAATTCAGTAACTTTTTTACTTTTTTCTTTAAATATTTGTTCTAAAAGTGTGTTGGTTGATTCTAATTTTTTAATTTCAAGCTGTTGAGATTCAGTTAATTCGTTTTCATTAGTTATAGGGTTTAAAACAGTTTGAGATTGAATATTTGATATTTTGTCTCTATTTTCTATAATTTGATCACGTAAAGATTCTTGATTAATTATTTCAGAAACAACATAGTTTTTTTGTTTAGGTAAAAGAGGATTAATAGATTCAATTCTATCTAATCCTTCAGCCATATTTTTTATACGTTCAGCAAATTTAATTTTTTCAGAAATAATTTCTTGAGGAGTCATTTCTCTTCCGTTTTTCATAGGAAGTTCTCCAAAATAAGCTTTAGCTTCTTCTTTAGACATTTTGCCCATTGATTGTAATTCATCAATAAACGCGTCATAATCTCCAAAACTTTTTTTAGCTAATACAAGTGAACCAAACTGCATTTTTTCAGCTAATTCATATTCACTTAAATTACCGTTTTCAAGAGCTTTTTTCTTAATCTCTTCATATTTCATAAAGTCATTAGCGACTTTACTTAACTCAGGATTAAGTATATATTTACCGTTTTCATCTTTTATATATCTTTCTTTAGTATCACCTAAAGAAGTATATTGATTCATTGCTTTTTCAATATCTAATTTTAATTGTGCTCTATCTTTAAATTTCATTAAACTTCCCATTCCACCGCCAAGTATTGCACCAAGTAACATTGATTTTTGACCTTCAACTGTAGTAAATAACTCATTAGTTGATTCTTCAATTCCTGAATAAAATGATTGACCTGTACGAGCTTGTTTTTCTGCTCCTTTTTGTAATAAGAATTGAAATCCTTCTTCAGCTGCTTCTTGACCTGATTCTAGTAATAAACCTTTAATTAAATCTTTTTTACCGACTTCTTTAGCTATAGTTTTAACTCCTTGTTTTATAAGTTTTTCTCCTATTCCCGGACCTTTAAACCAACGAGTAAACTGCGCTAAATCGGATGCAGCTAAAATCATATTACCTCTAAATACATTTCCTCTGGCATCTTTAGCTTTTTGTTCAATATCTGTGTCAGTTAATTCAGCTAATTTAGGATTATCAGTTATTCCGTAAGTATCTAATTCATATTTAGCTTTATCTCTTTCAGCAGTTAACAATTCTTTAGTTGATTCATAAGTATCATAACTTTCAATTGCACTTTCTCCTAATCTTCCAACAACTGCTCCTACCATAGGTCCAGCTTTAGATATTCTACCGGCAGTTTTAGAAATAATAGCTAATTCTTGAGTAGTTAATTTTCCTGCTTGAACTAAAGCTTCTAATGCGGGAGTTAATTTTCCAACATTATTTAATGCTACAACTTTAGCCCAAGAACCAAAAAGTTTACCTACAGCAGCGTTAGGTAATATATTTGAAGCTAAAAATCCAATACCATTTAATAAATCTGTACCGGTACTTGCTGAAAATAAACTTTCTTGTTGTTCTTTAGTGTAATAAGTTGGAAGTATATCTTCTTTAAGAAACTTATCAAAATCATTAATACCTTTCATAATAGGATTATTAAGAAAAATATCCATTCCATCTACTTGATCTCCTTCTAATAAAGATGCGTCAACAGCTTCAGCTCCTAAAGCTACTACTCCCGATCCTAAAGCTGTTACAGTTGAAGCTAATGCCGTACCGAAAGTACCAATCATTTGCCCAACTGAATTTCCAAATTTAGCAAATCCGTTTTGAGCTTTAGCTCTATCATCGTTCCATCTTTCTAAATCTACATCTCCCTCAATATATCTATTTTCTTCTGAAGCAAGATACTTAGTATATTTATTTAAATCTATACCCGAATATGTTGTAGAAGTAACAGGATCTATAACTTTACTGTTAAAAGGATTATATTTTTTAGCCATTTCTATTTATCTTTTTATAAAATAATTGATAAATACTATCGAATTTTTCTTGAGGATTACTTGATAAAAAATATTTACCGTTTTCAAATTCTACTTCATCATTAACATCTATATTGAAGTTGTCTTCAGATAATTCCGCTGTTTTTAATAAAGAATCTACTTTTGTTTTTTTCGTAGGACTAGGTAAATTACTCATTTGATCGTATGCGTCAGCAGGAGTATATAAATGTTTTGAAATTTGTTGAATTAATCCGTCTTTTCTTCTATTTTTAGGTGTAGTATATACAATTTCTCCGGTTTTTGGATTTTTTATACCGAATAATATCCCTACTCCATTTCCCATAGGTTCTGTTGACCAAGATACAATTTCTAAACTTTTATTATCTCCCCAAGAATTTTTAGTTTTTTCAGGAATATTAAAATTATCTATAGTCAATCCTTTAGATAATTTTTCAATTTTATTTCTAGTTTGATCATCTAATAAATCTGGTTGCATCATACTTATATTGCGAAATCCAGACTGATTATAATTTTCATAATCATCATCTGCTTCTCTATCAAACCAAGTATTCATTTCACCAGTTGTTTTACCCGCAGTACCTACATCAGTTGATATTTTAGAAATAGCAAGTTTATCTTCAGGTGCTATATTAAGTTTTCCATCTTTTACAATGGTTTTTAAAGAAATAATACCTGTATTATCTAATCTATTTGGAACCATATATTGTCTTAATTCCGGATATTTTTCTGTAATATTTTGTATAGTTATAATATCGTTTAAATATTTAGTATATTTAGCAGCTTTTTTAATATCTCCTGAATTTTCCGCTTGAGAAATTAAATTTGATAAAATATTACGAGTATTATAAATAGCTTTTACATCTCCAGCAAAAGAATTAATTAAATCTGTTGAATATTCTCTTTTACCTTCTTCCTGTAAAGGATTATTTAAAGTTACCGGTGTATATTTTCCTTCAGATCCACTCCCAGAATTAAATGTAGCTCCTGAATTTAAAGTAACGTCTGATTCTTTCATATCTTTTACAAAGCCGTATTTAGTCATGGCGGCTTGTACAGCTGAATTTGTAATATCAGATTCTATTTTAAACTTAGCTTCTTCAGGATTCATTTTTAGCCCATTAACATAATAATCCATTAAAGCATTTTTATAAGATTGCACTTCAGGATCAGCAGATAAAAATTTATTTAATGAAGATTTTATTTGAGCTTCATCTACTTTTTCAACTTTTCTTCCCGTTTTAGTATCATAAAATCCAGAAATAGGAGCTATTTGTCCATTAGCCGGTATTTTTTGACCGGCTTCAATTTTAACAAATTGTCCATTAGAAGAAGCTACAACATCTGATTCAAACCCTTTACCGTAAGTATCTGCCCATTTAGCCATATTAACATCATCTATAAGTTGAGGTGCAGTTACAGCTAAACCCGTTAACATTCTGTTTTCCGGATCAAATTGAGAAGAAGATTGAGATTCTGACCACTTTTTTAATTCGTATTCTCTTCTATTAGGGTCGTTAATTCCTTTGTATGTTTTAATCGCATCACGATATTGTTGCATTTTTTTGGCTCTTTCAGATAATCCCGTGTAAATATCAGCAAATTCTATAGCATCTTGTTGAGTTTGCCATCTCATATTATGAAAATCTCCTTTTTCGGATCTTTCTTTAAGTCTTTGTTCGTAAACCTTTCCGATTTGTTCAGCTAATTCTTTATCTTTTTCATCTGCTGACATTTTTAATTTTTTAATTAAAGCTTGAGTTTTAGTTTCATTTTCATAGCTTTTATCATATCTATCTTGAAGTACGGCTCCTGTTTTTTCAAGTGCAGCTAAAGGTACTTCTTTTCCAACTATTTCAATTTTAGGTGAATAGTAATCAGCTTGTCCAAAATTTATCGGCATATTATTATAATTTATACTTTACAAATATACAACTTTAAATATAAAAACAAACCCTAAGAAATTAATCTTAGGGTCGATTCTAAATTACTAATTTAGAGGGGGTTATTTTAAAGAACGCTTTTTTTGAAAAGATTTTATATATTTTTGCATTTCTTTTAGTATTTCAGCATATTGTACAATATTTCCTTCGTTTTTAGCTTTTTGTAAATCTTTTCCCATTTCTTTCAGTTTTAATTGTTGAAAAGAAGGAATTTCATAATTATCTAATTTGAAATTTAATAAATCATTTGGTAGATTTTCATCTTCCATTTTAGAAATTCTATTAGTTAATTTTTTTTGAAATTCTGGAGATTTTCTTTTTAATGCAAATTCCAATGATTGATAATCGTTCCAGTAATCAAGATTTTTTTCATTAGTTTTATTTTGACGTCCTTTATATGAATTTTTACCGACTTTTGTTTTTTGTTTTAAAAGTAATTCATCAACTTCATTATTTTTATAATATTTAGGTTTTGGTTTAGGAATCGCAGATTTTACTATTTGATTCGCTCCCATTCCCGCTAATTTTCCTGTCATAATACCTAACATTGCATTTGAAGCAGCATCAGCATATTCATTAGGATTTTTTACCTTTTCATCAACAGCTTCTCGACTTAAATCAGTATGAGGAATTCCGTATTCAGATAAATCAACTCCAAATTCATGATATAAAGGATTACCTATTGCCGAAAGACCTAAGCTTCCTACAGCATCTATTAATTGAGCACCTTGACTTTTAGCGAATTCTCTCCAATTAAATTGATCGTTAGATTGATTAATAGGTAATTGTTGCTTACTAACGTATCCTTCAGGTTTTTGGTTTGACCATTTACTGTTTACAATATCTGCCATAGTCTTACCGTTATTTACTGTTTCAGCAACTATTTTAGCTTTAGTAGAACCAGTAGCTTTACCTTCAATAGCTTTTACAGTAGCTTCTTCTTGTTTTTTAGTTGGAGCTGTTCCATGAGTTTCTTTCCACATATTAGCGGCTAATAGATGTTTTTCAGCTTTAGGTAAAACTTTATAATCTAAACCAGTAACAGAAGATGTATATTTATCTTTACCTGATTCTAAAGCAGCAGCATATTCATCATCCATTAATTGAGCGTTATTTATTGTTTCTTCATTAATAACTGTTTGTAATTTTTTACGATATTCATTATTTATATTTCCTCCGTTAGGAAATTTACGTAAACTTCTAATTGTTCCTCCGCAAGCGAAAGTATGTTTAATTCTATCGTAATCTTTTTGAGAAATTTTACCTTGAGCTAAGTATATATCAGCGAGTTGTTTATTACCAGCAATTTGATCAGCTATTACGGAACTATCATATTGATTAGCAAGAATATTAGCTAGACTTAATTGATTATTAAAGTCAGTCATCTTTCCAAATAATTGTCCTGAAGTATTTCCTAAATCTGCAATCATTTTGTTTTTAGCTCCGGTTCTCCACAAATCATAATTATATTTATTTTCAAGATTATATCTATCAATTTCCATATTAGACATTACGTCTTGACCCATAGCTTTACCTAATAAATTTCGATAGTTATTTTCAATTTGAGTATTTGTATTTTCTTGATTTTGATATACTTGTCCAACATTAGCTGCTTGATTTAATCTAGCTTTATTTTTAAAAGCTCTAGCTGTAGCTGAATTAGCGAAACTTCTATTAATATCTTCGTAATCCCCCATTGTTTGTCTATTAATAGCATCAATGTTAGCTGAAAAGTTAACTTTTTGAGGAGCCATAACTTTACTAGCTGTTGATATAGGATTAATACTTCTTGGAGCTTTAACTCTATTTAAATTAATATTTTGAGCAATATTAGTTCCAATAGCCGATCCAATTTGACCTATATTACCTATATTTTTATTAGCCCAAGAATTTTTAGTAGACGATGTAGATGTAGTCGGTTGAGCCGTGTCTTCAAAAGTTACAGTTGAAGCAGGTTGATTAGTTAATTGATTAGGGTCCATTTCAGTTAATTGAGGCTGAATGGTTCTTTGAGCAAAATTAGTCCAATTGTTTACTTGATTTTGATTATTATTCTGAAAATTATTATTATTATCATTATTAATATCGGTAGCAATAGAATTATTTTTAAAAGTTGGATTATTATTTACCGACCGATCAAAATTTCTAGGTTGTCCTTTAATCAAATAATTATCATTAGTAGGAATAATAGCATTTTCTTGTAATTGATTTTGAACTAAAGATTTCGGTTGATTATTTAACCAAACTTGGTATTCTACAGGATTATTAAACGGATCTGGTGGAGTACCTCCTCCCAAATTATATTTAATCAATCCTCCTTTGCGCATAGTATTTAAACTACGTTTTGTTTCAGCTTGTTTTTTTGAAGCTTCTTGTATATTAAAATAATGATCAAGTTGTTGATTTAAAAGAGTTAATGAATTTTTTTTACGATAATCCATAGGATTACTTTCTAATTGCTTTTCTATTTTAGCTATTTTAGAATTAATAGGTTTAGTTAATTTAGCGAAAGTTTTACCTTTATATTTTAGTCTATCGCTAAAAACTCTAGTACCTTCAGGAAGATTTACTTCAATTCCTCCTTCTTCATGACTTGGCGCATTTACTTGACCAACTGTTCCGTCAGGTGTTTGAAAAGTTTCTTCTAATTCTAATTCAGCATTAGGGTTTATCATATCTTCAGTTATTTCTCCTCCGTATGGAAATTGAAAATTAGAACCAGTATTAACTCTAGTAGAATTAGGATTATTGACAGTATTTAATTTCTGATAAGATTGCATTAGATTCTTATTAGTTTCTTCATCTCTTTTTCTTTTAGCTTCATCTCCAGAAACCTGGTCTCCTAATTTAGACCCTACTTGCGATAAAATAGGAGTTAACATTGGAGCTACAAAAGGACCGACTACAGGAATTGCAGCTGTAGATGCTCCAATTGCTGTTCCCGCAACTTGACCGACAAGTGCGCCATTTTGATGTTTAGGTAATTTTCTTTTCATAATAGATTTAATTTTTCCACCTTCTGGAAATTTATTTAAGCTTTTTTTCTTCATGACAAATTATTTAATTTATATAAAGTAGATGATATTAATGACTTAGCTTCATCTATTTTATTTATTACATTAGAACAATCACATGATTTTTGAGCATTAGTAGCATATTCGTATAATTGTTTAAGGTATTCTACAAAGTTAGTTGATTTTAATTTATTTTCTGAATAATTTTGAATACCATAAAGACCTTGATATTCTTCAGCTATTGCGTCAGCAAATTTCGGAATATCCTCATAATAAGTACCTAAAGCCATATGTTGAGCGTAAGATTTAGTTTTCCAATGTTCAATTTGAGCTACATGAGCTGAATGTACTAATTCTACACAAAGTTGAGAAATTGTGTATTTTGGTTCTGATTTTTTTATTTTATCTGAAAGTGTCATTATCTGTAGTTTTTAAATGAAAGTGCGCTTATATCATGAATTTCTAAAAGATCATTATTTAATCTTTCTACTGTTGAATACGTTTGACCATCAGAAGGATAATTTCCTGATACTACGTGGAACTTTAATATTGAAGCGAAAGATGAATTACCTGAAATTATTGAAGTTATTTTAATAATAGTAGTATTGTTTAATCTTAACATTTCTCCAGTATTTACTCCTTCAATAAAATTGAAAGAATCAGTTAACGCTCTATACGTTAATTGTTCAGGTTGATTAGTAAATCCTAAAATTCTTTCCCATTTATTTTTATAAATAAATCTACTAATAAACCAATAATCTACAAACTTTTTAAGTTTAGACCAATGTTTTGATAGACTTACATTTGAAGAATTGTTTTGATTACTTAAAGATAGTAAGTTAAAATAATTATCGTTTCTAAATAAGAAAGGTTTATTATGATCTACTACGTAATCTCTAAAATTATTTAATATCCAGTAACCTTCTGAGTTTCTTTGAGTTTTGATATTAACTAAATTTAACGGATAAGAGCATTGGTATGAATTATAAACTAAATTTTCATCAAAAGTTTTATTATACTTTCTTAAATTAGTTTTTCTATCCGTAACTATAGTTTTAGTCATTATGTTACTTAGTCTGTTTACTTCAGGATATACAATAGGATAGTCTATAATCATATCATGTAACCCATCATAAAAATATAAAAAGCTGTTATTTGAATTATGTTTATAAAAATTATTTTTATAAGATATAATTCCTTGTTGAGTAGAATAAATTCTATTAGGAAAATATGTATAAAATGAAACCCAACCTTTTAATTCCGGATAGTAAGCTATTGTAAAATTTTTACTTAAAAAGTAATCACTAAATTTTATTTTAGTTCCGTATAAATTATTACCGAACTCATAATCATATTTTTCGGGATTGAATAGCATTTGAACAGTTATATAATCACCTTTATACAAATAAATATTGTTTTCTGAAATATTATTTATATCTAAATACCCCTTATATAATAGATAAAATTCATTATTTTGAGTATCAGTATCGTAATCTTTTTTAGTAAGAATATATCTTCTATACTTATAATCAAATACGCATTCTATTCCCACAGATTGTTCATCTAAAATAGATTCTTTTTTTGAAAATTTCCATTTAACTTCTTTCCAATCAGAAGATGTCGGAACATTAAATGAAGAGTCTGCTATACATTCATATATAGTTCCGTTATATTTTACTATTTGACCTTTAAAATATTCCGTAAATTGCCAATTAGAAGCATTATTATAAGTTAAGTTATCAACATATTCCGGTAAACTAAATCTTAAATTATCTCTAAAAAATATTTCCTGACCGTTTTTACTTATTTCATCTAATCTATTGTCTACTACATTAAATACGATTCCTGAATTTGAATCAGCAAACATTAATCCGTATTGACTAATGGCTGTCGTAAATCTAGATTGAGTTCCTCCATAAACTCCGCTTGTAGACACGAGTTCTTGAGGTAAAACTTCAAATATATTTCCTGAACCTATAAATGATTCTGAATTTTCAGTTTTAAGTATTTGTCGACCAATGGTTTGAAATATACTTCTTTCTGTTTGAATAAAAAGTTTATTAGTAAAACCATTAATATCCCAAATTTCTCCTTTATCGATCCCTACATCATATTCGTTACCCGGTTCCCATATTCTGTAATTATCACTTTTTAATTCAGGATTATTATTAGCTGAACGAATTATTCTATTTTTAAAAGTATTTATAAAATCTGAAATGCCGTTTTGTTCTATTAATGGTTGAATTATATCATTTACCGAAGAGTAATCAGTATTATATCCATACCAGTTATCTACAAAATTGGGTAAATTTAAAATTTCAAAATTTGCACTTTTAGGAAAATATTTTTCTATATTATTAGGACCTTCATGTCTATAATTAATATTAGATGTTGATTGACAAATATAATAATGTAAACTTCTAAACACACCTATTGTTCTAACAGGACTCTGATACTGATTACCTACCATATTTCCTTCTAATGTCAAAGTACTTCTTTCTCCATAATACGAACTAAAAGTATCTCCACCAAAAACTTCATATGGTTGAGTAGCATCTTGACCGTAAAGAAAAGCTTTTCCGGTATAACATAAAGTATAATTATCAAATCCTAAAAACAAATCTTCTTTAAATGCACATATATTAGTTAAATACGGTGCAGCAGTATCTTTAGTAAAACCAGGAGCAGGAAATTGTCCGGATAGAGGAAAAAAAGCTAAATCATCTTGTTCATACAATTTAAAAGGATTAGCTTGAAGTCCTTGTAACATTCCGTCCATTTCAATCCAAATAGCTCTATCCCCTTCAGGATTATTTACAAATTGAGAAAAAGAATATGAATCTGAAGAAACTCCCGCTTTCGAATCTCCTGAATTATTATTTACATAATCAATGTTTTTAATTTTTCTAATTCTATTTATTCCCGGAATATTTGTAGAACTATCGGATATAAAAGTTTGATTAGCGTTATTATCTCTTTGAGTAATATCGAATATAAATTTTAAATCTAAATTCTTATCTATTGCGATAGGTCCGTTAGATAATCCAGCATCGTAACGATGCTTTATTCTATACACGTTTTTTACATGCGTTGCTCCGTTTATTGAAACATTTTGCGATAATAAATCGAAAGGTTTACATTTTATATAACCACTATCAGATTTAGCTGCGTCAAAGCTATGTTGATAATAAAAAAAATTATCAAGTCTTACACCTAAAGTTATTAAATTCGCTTCAATTTGTGGACCCGTATCTTGTATTTTTAGATTGTTTAAATTTATATTACCGATTGAAGAATATACATTTTCTTTTTCGGGAGTTACATTAGAACTCGGAAATGATTGTTTATAATAACCTAAACAATTTAATCCTAAACTTTGTCCTAATATTGTTCTGTTAGATATATCTCTTTTAGCGTAGTATATTTTAACGTTTTTAATTTTATACTTTTCGGGTAATAAAACATTTGTAAGTTGTATACCTAAAACGTTTACTAAATTAGATTTTGTAGGATGATATAATCCTCTATTAATTATAGATTCAGGAAATCTATGATGTCTTACACGTTCTCCTTTTAAACTACCTATAACGGTATCATTAGAATTTTTTATAAGCCATTTATCTTCGTTAGAATAAGTTTCAGAAACATTTTCCCAAAATCCCATATTAGTTGAAGCTAAAGGATTATCTGAAGTATCTATAGCGTGGTGTAATTTAGCGTTAGGATTAACATTATACATTTGATTTCCCGGCCAATATTTTTTTAGTCCTGAATTATCGTTTTTGTCAAAAAAATTAGGTATTACTGTATTTATCGACTCTAAAGAATCTCTTTCAGAATAAAAATTTCCATCAATAAAAATATCAGAACAAGGTCTACCCGGTAAATGAAATGCTTTTGTTTCAACAATTCCGTGTTCTGTTTCCATATCAAACGAAACGTATAGTGCGTAAATTTCATCCCACATAAAAGACTTATCTTCGAAAATTACATAAGGATTTCTGTAATTATCATTTGTATCTAGAATGTTTTTAGTATCTGTTATATAGTTTACTCTTATATTATTAACGTAAGGTTGTAGATCGTAATTATCATTTGATTTTAAATTAGCTTTATATAAAACGTTATCTAATTGAGTAATTGACTTAGATGTAATGTAATTAGAATCATTGATGATGGAATCAATAGCTACTGGAGTAGAGTTATTTAAAGTAGAAATTACATATTCAGAACTTAAACTTAAATTAAATTTAGGTAATAAATGAGCCGATAAAGATTGATTTTCTTTTTTTATTACAATAAATCTTAAAAAAGGAAAAGAAAGATTTAACTCAGAATTATTTATTCTAATTTTTATAGCAGAAGATGTAGGTGTTCCCGCAGGACAACCGTCATAATTATTATTGAAACTTCCGCTAGTACCATTGGTTATTGATATCGGATTACTTAAATTTACAGTTTGAGTAGAGTTTTCATCTCTATCTAATTGTTGTACACCAATGTAATAAACTCCGGAAGTTAAGTTTCCTCCAGAGGATACTTCTTCAAAATCTATATTTATCGAAGATGCTGTCCTAAATTGACTTAACAAGATAAAATCTTCTTTAGAATTTATTTTTAAATCATTATCTCTACTTATTATGGGATTTGTAATATTTAAATATTTGTCAAAATTAAAACCGTCAACCCAGTAAGCTATAATATCTCCGTTAACGTTTTGTTTAGACACTCCTTTTATTAAGTGTTCTTTGCTAAAATTAAAATTTACATCTATATTCAAGTTATCTCTAAGTACAACTTGATAATTACCAGACGATATATTTAATGCTCCTATTTCGTTTTTATAATCTGAAAATTCTTTTAAAGAAGATAATATTAAACATGTTTGATCAGGTAAAGAAATAAATCCTATAGGTAATAAATTACTATTTAATTCATGAATTAATTCAAAAGCTTCTTCTTGAGTTAAGGTTCCTTTCTTAACATCCATGTTAGCATTAAACACAATACGAGTAGTTCCTTGAGGATTTCTAGAAACATCCGCATCTGTCCACATTATATTAGGAATTGCCATTATCTAGTTCTTATATTATAATGTTGTTTTACGATTTCTTTTTCGGTACCGGTAGCAAAAAAATTATCAGCCCAATTAACTTCAGGTATAAGACGAACCCACATTCTTTTAAATGTTTCAAGTCTAGGTGTGTCCATCATATTTAAATCAACATTAGCTTGACCACAGTATCTTGTCCACATTTCATCTACTGTACTAAATGTAATTTGTTTATTAGGATGTTCAAATCCTCCTAACATTAACGATCTTAATACAAACCAAAATAAAGCTTGTTTGACAGTTTCTTTATCTGGAATTTCAGGAAATCCTTCTTCATCTACGGCAAATGAAAAAAATGTTATACATATTTCTTCACCGTCTTCTACATTTGTCATTAAATAATTATCATTTACCGTATAAGAAAAAGGTAAACTTGAAGCTTGAGTAGCATTTACACATTCTTCGCAATGCAAATCGTAATTAAAAGTTTGAGATCCGTAAGGAAGCCATTGACTATCGTAAGCTACAGATTCAATTAAATATAAGTTACAAGGAAGAGGAATTCTTCCTCCGTTTACTTTATAAATAACAGATTCTTTCTTCATAGCAGGAAGAATACCAATTAATTCTAATCCTCCACCAATCCATTCAATAATGTTACCTAAAAATCTATCCGAATCTTGAGATATAGTATTACCTAATAATCCAAAGACCCTTTCAACAATATGTTTAGAAGATATAGTTCTATAATTCATATAGCAAATATACTATTTAAGTTCAAATTTAAGATAATTAGTATCGTTTTCAGCTAAAAAAGAATATAACTTATTTGCTAAACCGGATTTAGAATTTTTTCCGTTAGTTCTTGAAGGAATAAATTTATAAGGAGAAGAACCTTTTATTCCGTCATATCTATACCAAACAAATCTGTAACCGTATTGCGAAGAAGAATATATAAATTTATTTTCTCCTATTAGACCCTCTTTTCTATATTTTAAAGTTTTTCCCCAATTGACGGGGGTATTAGGTTTACCAAATTTATTTATTTTAATTTTCTTTTTATATCTAATGATAGACAATGCTCCGAAGTATCTATTAATGTAAAATTTCTTACCTCCATCATATACTAAAGAGTCTGCTATTTTTTGATTAATAATGTACCAAACATCTTGATATATTTTAGTAGAAACATTTACCGGTAATTCATCCGATAATAAACTACCTACCGTTATTGTCTTTAGCATTATTTTCTAAATCATTTATTGTTTGAAGAAGTACGTTCATTTCAGTAGATATTATATCTTTAGTTACTAAATCAATAATATCTGCGGGTAATGGATATTGACTATTATCCGTAAAACACGGTCCGTCTCCACATATAAATCCTTTAGCTTCTTCAGGATTAATTAGAGCGGCTCTAACATTTAATGCGTAAATTTCTTTAGAATAAATGTATCCGTTTAAATAATATACAGGTTCAGTTAATCTTCCGAATTTAGTATAACTTACAAAATCAAATCTTTCGGGTAAAACTATTTCAAATCTTTTACGTTTATCAATAGCATTAACTTTTATAGCGTTTCTTAAATTAAATCTTAAAACTTCAGGTATTTTATTTGATGTACGATAAACTGTACATCCTGTTTCAAAAGCGCAACATTCAGATGAATCTACAGGTATCATTTTAAGAACACCTAAATCCTGATAAATTGTATCCATATCAAACCAGTTTTTAGTTTGATCTTGACGAAGATATTGTGCTCTTTTATAATCGAGTATAAAACCGATTTGACGATAGGAAGGAATAACATCATCTGATAATCTACCTCCTTCAATTAAATTGAGAATGTTATAAATTATTTCTTTTTTAGTTGCCATTTTTTTTAATTTTTCGAACTAAATTAATTATCGGTTTAAGAATGTCTACTCCATTCAAAGATATTATATTTTCCCGTAAAGATTGTAATTCAGATACAGCAATAATAGTTATAACGGCTTTAAGTAACGGTATTTCTCCTCCGAAGTAATTCTGAACAATTACAGAAATTATAATGCCGATAAAGTAACCTACAGATACCCAAAATTTTCTAATAGCTATAGAACTTTTAAAATTACTTTCTTTTACTCCTTTTGCCATTCCAGTGATCCAATCAGCTATTACTAAACTTCCTACAAAAAAAAGATCTTTACTGATGGGAGTAAAAAAAGTAATTAAGGTTACGGAAACAATTGTAAATAATTTACTATAAACTTCTTTCATTTTAATTTATATTGAATAATTAATAGTAAAAATAATACAATAGATACAAATAATAGTATCCAATCAAAAGTTGACCATTTATTATCTTCAACTGATATAGTTGGCGGACAATTTACAGGTATTGTATCATGAATGGTTATAGGAACTTCTAAAATGTAAGGAGTTCTAATTATTTTTGTCTTTACGTTACCTAACGAATCTAGTTTTTGATAGATATGTAACATACTATCTTTATATAAAGTAGCGGTACTATCTTTAGCTCTATTATACCAATCTCTAAACTTTAAAGAAGTTTCGTTAGTATCTCCCGGTAACTGCACATAAATCGTAGTATCTTTTATATACGGAATGTAAACTTTAGTTGAATCTCCGTACTTAGGATTCTTTTTTACAGCTCTTTTTAAATGCCATTCAGCTGAACAACTTGATAATAAAGCGATTAAAATAATTATATATTTCATATGTTTTGATATTCTGTTATTGCGTTAAAACAAGGACATTCTTTTATAAATTCCCAAGTATCTATTTTACCGTTTTTATTCGTATCAGGACTAAAATCTCTATGACCTAATATTCTAGCTTTTGGATATTTAATTTTTAATTCTGTTAAAATTACAATTAAAGCAGCTTTTTGAAGTTCGGTTCGATTATCTTTTGGTCTATTATTAACTCTTCCTCCAATATAAGCTACATGTATAGAATTAGAATTAAATCCTGCTACACCGTTAGCTATATTCTCTTCAGGAGTAATGTTTTCAATATCTCCATTAGAATGAATTATATAATGATAACCATTATTTTTCCATCCTAAACTTTTCCATCCTTTCTTTAAATCCTCTAATGTAGCTTTTTGAGAAGTATAGGTTGTATGAACTACTATGTGATCAATCCTTCTCATAAATAAATTGCTATTGCTCCATTCTGATTAGCACTACAATTATTTAGATTTACATATTTAAAAGTATAAGGTATTCCTTTTAAACATTCAAAAGCGACATTTTCAATAAAAAGTTGACCGTCAACCTGTAAAACTACAGTTAGTTCTTTAACTACATTTTCGTTTCCGAATTTTGTATTAGACACTATAGGTCGAATTATAGATTTAGTAATAAAACTTCTAAATATTGTTTGTACTAATGATTCTAATGTTGTCATATAAATATATTTTTTAACTCTTCTTTTGCGAAAACATCTAATTGATTTATTACAGCTTCATCTTTTAAAATGTAAGGTTCAAAATCAATTATGTGATTAGCTAATTCATTTTCTATTTGTTTTTTAATAGAAAAAAGTTCTTTTGACAAAAGTATGGAATTTTCTTTATTGTATTGATATTTATCATCTTTTTTAAGTAAAATTCCATCTTTTTCTATTGCGTAAAAAATTTCTTTCTCTTCTTTAAGTTCAGCAAACTTATCGGTATATTCAGCTTGAATTTCAGATAAGATTTTAGAAACCTCTTTATCCCATTTAAGGACAGCATATTTAATTTTAGACATTTCTTCTTCATTAGCAATTAAATGTAATAAAATTTTTCTTTTTTCGTTTAATTCTTTAAATGTTATTTTCATATTATTCTGTAGTTAAAGCTAACCATACTGTTGTACTAAAGCATATAAATACTTTTCCTTTTCCGGCATTTACGTTAGGTATACCTACGATACTTCCCGTTGGAGTTGATGTAATTATGTTATGACTACCGTTATTATAAACATATATAATTCTACCAACATTTGTGGAAGGATCAGGTAAATCTAATGTTCTAACAGCTGTAGTTGAAAAATACAAAATATTATCAGTTGCTGTAGTTACATAATTAACGTCAAGTACTGTAGTATTGTTTGTAATTAATTTAAAAGAGTTGTTTAAAGTTGTTGGTCCAGAAACAGTTAAACCTCCATTAACATTAATCGAAGACCCAACAAGAAGTGAATTTGATACAGTTAAATTTTCACTAAATATTCCTGATCCAATTACATGAAGTCGAGAAGCTAAAGATGGACTAGAAGTTCCAATACCGACTATACCTTCAGATGTAATTCTCATTCTTTCAACATAAGATATGTTATTAATTCCGGGATCCGTCCAAAAAGTTAAATCTCCTTTAAATACTCCCATATCAAAAGCTCTTATTGCGGCTAAACCAAAAATTGAACTTGAAGTAGCTACCTCAAAATTAATACCTACATATTTAGGTTGAGCTGAAAGAGGATTAGTAATTAATCTTAAAATATCATAATTAACATTATTAGGAGCAACTGTATTTACTCCCAATAATAATCTATCGGTTGTAGAATTTGACCCAATATGGTTATAATTAATACCTATTCCTACAATTCCTGTATTTTCAATTCTAATTCTTTCTAAGTTATTTGTACCTAAAGATAAATTATTATTAGTAACATTAAATACATTTACGTTTCCTCCAGATAAATGAAGGTTTCCAGATACATGTAATCTACCGCTAATTTCCGTAGTTCCTATCGCAACATTACTATTTCTAAAAATATTACTTCCTGTAGCTGTCCATTTAGAACCTTCGAGAGTTTCATTTACCCAAACACTTCCGTTAAATATAAGTACATTACCTGACATAGGAGTATTTACGTTAACGTCATCTAATTCGCTTAAATTAGAAACTCCTGAATTTATTGTCCAACTTCTATTTTGAGATAAGTCATAAGTTATTCCATTAATACTTAAAGTTCTAGACTGTAAAACTAAATTTAAATCATTTAAACATGGAGTAAAACAATCAGGTTTATTTATAATATCTGACCATTTAACTACTATTTTATTAGTTGAACCATCAGGACAAGGATTGGTATTATTTTCTGGACAATTGCACATGTGGCAAATATAATTAAAAATTAAGTATTTATCAAATTAGCTAATTGAGCACCAGTAGATTCTACCGTTGCTGCGTTTTTAAGTCGCACTCCAATACTATTAGGCTCTGTTATGTCGTTTAATAAAGCATCCCATACAGCTTCTTTTACTGCTTCTTTAGTTATAACGGCAGTACCTACCGTATTATCTGTAGGTACATTCAATGCTACATTTGCAGGACTTGGTACGATTAACGTACCTGTTTGTGAACCTAAAGCATATACAGTACCCTCTCTTACATCGGCTGCTATTGGTGCGTCTGCAAGTGTATTGGCTGAATATAGCGAATATCTTGCGGGTATTGGAGGAGTTGTCGCACCGTTGTATTGGTCAGATGCAAATTCATATTCAACTGTAGAGGAATTTATTATAAATAATCTGGTTGCAGCAATTGGCAATATACCGTAACTAGAAGATGTTAGTTTCCCGCCACCCCATATTGTTATAGCGCTAGCTGCTGCAATATTTGAAACACTTGTAACTGTTACACCTGCGGTTATGCTGCCGACTATTTTTACATAATTAGGAGCAGTACAATTTATATTTATACCAGTGCCACCAGAAAGGTTGCCCAAGATGTTCCCGTTAATATAAATTGCAGAGTTTGCATTAGATGAAGATATAATTGCACCACTAGATGCTGCTGAATAAGATACTATTCCAGTCAATGTAAATGTTGTTTGTGAAGCTAAATTGACAAGTATTTGGATATGCCCACTTGTGGCATTGCCTGTCACCGTAATTGTAGAAATACCGCTACTAACCCAAATGGCATGACAGTTTGTACCTGCGCCCGATACTAAATCCCCAGTAATGTTTACTGTACAATTACCTGTAACTCTTATCACACCCGATTGCGCAGCCCCTAAGTTTGAGATTATATTGCCAACAACATTTAATGTACCATCTGAAATATTGATAGTAGCATTGCCGCTATTTGTTGCAGATAAACTAACATTGCCAATAAAACTTAAAGTACCTGCCCCTGATTTTGTAATAGCGTTTATATTTGCTGTGGTACTCCCAACAATATTCCCATTAATTGTAGTAACACCTGATGCAGCAGTTACGTTTATTATACTGACAGCCCCAATTAATATATTTGTACCTACACCCGTACAACTAATAGTATAGCCCCCTGTACTAATTAAATAAACACCACCGTTATTTGTACCTGTTCCCAATGCACCTGTATTTGTATTTCGCAATGTTAGAACCATAATATCTTGGTCAATGGTTGTAGTGAAGTTATTTGCAAACACATCATCCGCAGCTCCCGGTACAACACTTGCAGTTACCCATGTTGAACCATTCCACGTACTCCATTCTGAAACGGTACTCCAATTACCCGTTGCGTTTCTTCTATATTGTGCCATATTATAGATTGTTTAAAAGGTTTTGAATCTCTGTAATTACGTTGGTAGAACAATCTTTTAGCAACAAGTTCGCATCTTCTAAAGCGTTCAATGAATTAAAGTTCATTGCGTGTGAGTTCAATAACTCTACCTCGTTTGAATCGGTAATTCTATAAGGTGTTACTGTCATTGCAAATGAGTAGCCATCAGGGTTTCCGTACTGTGTGCTTACGCTTAGTCGAAGATTAGCGTAGGGATACGTGCTATCTTCGTGTTGAATCGGTGTTTTTAATTGTAGTTTCATAATTTTTATGTATAAGTGTGAGTATATCTGTCAGTCCAATTTACGTTAGTTGCTACCCCTACTGTCGTAGTTCCATCTGCAAGTACGGTTATCCTAGCTACTCTCCATACATTTGCGCTTTCATCTGACAAGTATTGAGAGTATCCTACATAACTATAAGGAGAAACAAAGTCACTTCTTCGTTCTTTTGCTATTCTTAAAACAGTATTTGTTACATAAGGATTGTAAATATTATTATCTTTATCTATAAGAGTAACATTTATAGTATTTCCTGAAGGTACTTCCAAAAATAAATTACCATTTATTTCAATTTCCACGTCATCACAAACAATATTTGATTGATTATCGCAACATTTACCGTCTTTAATATCAAAATTAAATTTACTTGCATCACCGCACTCAGAATTAACATCATTTATTTCAAATGATAATTTATTTGATAAATTACAAGTTTCTTCAGTAGGTTTTAATTTAAACATTACAATTACAAATAGATAAAACTCTAGTTACAATATTATCAAACTCTTCTATAGTTAAAAAATTATCTTCAGATGGTATTGTATTATTTATCATTGTCCAATCATTTAAAGCCCAAATGTATAAAAATAATTCTTTCAAATTATCTTCTTTACATTTAGTTTTATATAAAATTTCTTTAGCATTAATAGATACACTTTTTCCAAAGCATTCTTTTAATTGACCGAATACTCTATTATATTCTTCTCTTGTATATACTACACAACTCATTAGCAACCACAAGTTTTATCAGATTGACATATTAATTTTAAAGAATCGATTACTTCCTGAGCTTTTTTATAATTCATTGCTTCAATTAGCACTTCAATTCCAAAAAACATAAATAAATATCTTGAAACTTTATCTATTGATTTATCTTTACATGAACAGGATTCGGTACTTAATGTAGCAATTTTACCATGAAGACATTTATTAATTGTACATATATGAGCATGATAAAAATTTTTAGCATAACCAAAAATTCCTTGATAATCAATTAACGTTGGTCCTGTATATTCGGTTTCTAATACCACAGTTATATCCGTATCAACTATTATTGAAGCTACTTTATAAGGTTGATTATCAAGAAGAACATAATTGAAATTCAAATAATCATCAAACTCACTACCTGTAATAATTAAATTCTTACTTCCATTTACTATCGAAAACAATGTTTCATTAGGTGCTTCAAAAAAAACTATATATTCAGATTTAATTACATTACTGTCTTCATAGTCAGATATAGTAAACGTATCATTTTGATTAGCTAAATCAATAGCTTTAGCTTGATTAAAATTATAAATGTTTTCTTCACTACAGTTTAATAATGAAATTATTAGTTTAGACGAATGTATATTCTCCGAAGAAAATAGTTCTTGATATCCGGTAAGATCGTTTCCGGTTGTATCTGAAAATATAATTTCAGAACATTTAAGTGTATCTACTAATTTAGGAATTAATTTTAACATTATTTATATAACTTAATTTGTAAATAAGCAGTCCAATTATTTTCAGCTACATTATTATTTTTAGCGACTATACCTATTTCATTAGCGTTAATTCTTTCAGCTGATAAATTTTGAGAAACTCCGTTTGTACCTGATGTAATTTGAACAAATGTTTTATTAAATTCAAATAAAGGTAATAAACTTTGAATTTTAGCGTTTCCTTCTCCAGAATATGTTACAGATAAATTTCCAATTGTATTTTCAAAAACTTCAATTACTGGATCTGCATTATATACTAGTTGTGAGTTATTTTCCCAAGAAGCGGGAGTAGTTCCCGTAGCTATAAAAGTTACTCCGGTTGCATTAGATGGCGCACCAACGTTTGTAAAATCATCAGGTATAGCAGTAAGAACTTCAGTTCCTCCAGTCCAAACGGTAGGAGTAGTACCAGTAGCAACGAAAGGTGTACCTAATGATACAAATCCTACGTTAAAAAAATTATCAGTCATATTAAGATTATTTATAATGTAAGTATAACCTACAGTTAAAGTACCTGAAACAAAAGTTTTTTGAGAAATATAATTGTCAATAGTATATTTTCTTCCTATAACTAAAGAAGTAGGTGAACTTAATACTTCAGGTGAACCAGTTTGAGTTAATTTAGCTGTATAAGTTTTATACGGCAATAGTTCATTTATGTCTATGTCTGTACTATCTATTGAAGCAAACAAATCTTTTAACGGAACATCATATTCTTTGTTCTGAACATATAATTTAACATACGTTTTTAATTGGTTAAATAAACCTTGAAATTTAAATTTAGGTATTGTCATGGTTCAAATTTAATGTAATTAAATAAAAAAAACAAAGGGGAAAATTTCTTTTCCCCTAAGTAGTTACGATTAATGTTAATTACTAGTAAGCTGAGAGAATAGTATTTAGTACAGAATATTGAGTACCTGTAGATGTAGCTGTAGCAATAATCACAGTTGATTCAGTACCTGTTTGAAAACCCATTCCTGTGTAATCTTTTGCCGGTTGCATAAAAGTAAATGCAGTTGTAGCATAAGTATTATCGCTTACAGAATAAAGTGGAAAATTATCAGGTAAGAAACTTCTGTTATTAAATCCTCTATATCCGGCAGCTTCTAATTCTTGTTTGAAAATTTGAGCGTAAGTACCGTTACCTTCAGTATAAACACCTGAAGTAATAGTTCCGTTAGCACCTGTAAAAGCCCTACTTACTATTTTATTGTCTTGAACAGGAGTTCCTTCCAAGTTAACATTACATGAAACGTTAATTAACTTATTGGTTTGAGGAGCTTGAACTCTAGATCCGTTAAATACGTTTCCAATTTCAGTAGCTCTAATTCCAGCAGCTGTAGAAACGATTGTCGCAGCAGCAATATAACCTAAAGCTACTCCCGATACTGAAGCTCCAAGAGCTAAAGAAGGATTAACGTAAGGTGTTTCTAAAACTACAGATGTACCTGATACAGAAGCTACTTTATATACAGCAAGTGTTTTAGTTGTTGCGTGACCAACACGAAGATAATCGCCCGCAACAAGTGGAGTTGAACCACCGACAGTTGAACCAGATAAAGTAACTGAAGTTGAACCTACAGTAAATGTACCGGTTACGTTAGCAGGAGCCGAAGTAACTAATTGTACCGAATTCGCATTAGATAGCATTTCCACAAATGCAAAGAATTGTTCCGGCATTACTTCGTTAACGCTATTAAGTACTTGAGCATTAATATCTTTAACGATAGCTTGAGCAATTGCAGTTGAAGTTGCTTGATTAGCTACAGCAAAATAAGGAGTTGAACTGTAAGTTGGGAAAGGAGGATTACCTAAAGTTAAGTTTTGCAACTTATAACCATAAGTTCCGGCTGCACCACTTACAAGATCATAAGTTGTTCCGTCAAACCCCGCAATAGCTACGTGAGGTATTGGAGCAACATAATTTGTTTGAGCATAAGCTATTTTTTGACCAGGTTTTACTGTTACAGCTTTAAATTCACCTGAACCTAAACCTACTGCTACCAAAATAGGTAGTTTAAGTTGAGCTGCTGATGGAGTAGTTGTAATCAGAGTATAAGCACCTGATTCAGCAATAGAATAAACGCCAATTTGTCCTGCGGTTAAAGCATTTGGAGAAACAGCGGAAGTGTAATTGACTGTTCCAGTCAAGTTACTAATTAAAACGGATTTAGCCATTTTTGTTTTGTTTTATTTATTTGTTAAAAATTAAAAAAATTATTCATTAGTTTGCTCTACTTGTAATGAAGTTTGTAATCTATTACTTGCTTCAAAATTTTCAAGCATTAAATTAACAGCATCTCTAATTATTTCAGCGTGAGTTTCTTCTGCAAGTTCACAAGACTGATTTAATTTTAATGATATTAATTTCGGTTTACGAATATAGGATATTGAAACTTCTTTTACAACAAAATTATTTAAGTTTATAAAAACATCAATAAATTGATTATTTATAATTGTTAATGGGCCCCACATATTAGTATTATTAAAAGGATCCATTTGCATTTTATAAATATCATCTTGTTGAGCAAATACGTTTGTTACAATTTTTTCTTCAGCGCAAGTTGCCGTAAAATAAGTGTAAGGTTTAATAATTAAATCCATAGGAACAGTTATTTCTCCATATTGCCAACTAATAGGAAAATTATTATCTTTAGCTACAAATATTAAATTACCCGAACTAACTATATCTCTATATCTTTCATAGTAAATATCATATCCGGGATTATTAGTTAAAGAGTTCCACGTATTAATTAAATCAGTTACAAATAAACTTCTATCTTCAATTTGGTAATTTAAATTTTCAATATAAATTAAGTTATCAGAATTTCTTTTAATTTTAAAAGTAGAGTAACCATTAGTAACGTTATTTAAAAGATTTATATCTAATATATAATATTTTTCATTCTTAACGTTTTCTTTAGGAACAATGTTTCCGCATTCATTCAGCATTACTTTACTGCGTTGAGACGTAAGAAACATATAGTCATTCGGAAGAAAAAATCTAACTTTACTTTCATAATCAAAATCAGATTGAGGTAATCTATAAGCTTTATCGTAATAGTTAGGAACGAGAAGATTTTGTAAATCATCGATTCTCTTTTGACTCATTTCAAAACCTTCTCCTTTATTATTAGATTTTGCGCCATATCGTTGTTTTATAAACCTTTCTTGAGCACGATTAAGAAAATAATCTTTCTCTTCAGGAAGAACGATATCGTATAGATTGGAGTTAACTTTATTTAACTCCAAATCTATAGCTATGTGCATATCTTGTATAATCATTATTTACCTTTTTTTACTGACTTAGTTAAAGGTTGTCCATATTCAGATAACCTCGCTTTTAAGATTTCATACGATTCAGCATTGTTAGGATCTTTCATCCAAGCAATTGTAGAATCTAAAGCTCCTAAAGTTTCGGTTCCATTAATATATTTCTTACCTTCAAGTACCAAAACTCCGGCTTCCACGAAAGAAGCGATTTCAGCTTTATAGAACATATCCTTATCTTCAACTACTTTAATGAAATATTCAGGATCATCTTTTACAATTTTACTTAAAGTTAATTCTTTATCTTTAGGTTTTAATTTAACTAAATCTGAAATAGAACCTATTTCCGGATATTTAGCAATTAAGTTACGTAAAATCCAATCCATTTTTTCTGAATCTTCAGATACTTTAGCAAACTCAACGTAAGCTTTTTTAGCGAATTGAAGTTTATCAGATTCTTGATTTTTTTCAATTTCAGGATCAACTACCCAAAACTGAAGATGGTCATTTTTATAAGCTTCCTCTTCACTTTTTGCAAACCACGGGTGTTTTATTGCAATTTTATATTTAATGTAATCTTCAATATTAAGAGGATTACCGTAATCATCTAAACCGATTTCCAGTTCTTTACCTGCTGAATCCAAAGGGATTCTAATGTTTTTGTAAAGATTTGTTACCGAAACTCTAAATCCCGGATCACTTGATTGTAAACTTACTACCGAAGGCAATAGTTTATCTTCTTCTTCATGACTTAATCCTCTAACAGGATTACCGTTTTTGTCTAATGAACTACCGATGTTTAAAACTCTTTCGGCAGCTAAGTTTTTAGGAAGCCCGTATCTAACGGCTTCTTTTCTTACTAATCTGATTTTTCTACTCATTTTTCTTTTTTATTTTAAAGTGGTCGGGGGCAGGGAATCGAACCCCATCTAATAATTCTCGTAATTATTGTGCTGCCATTAACACTACAACCCGATATTAAAGGGAGGTTTTACCCTCCCTTATATTTCTACAAACCAGCGACACATTGAAGGTCAATAGAAGTATTGAACCTACGAAGTACAACTTGTCCGGTTTTTAACATGTGAAGTGAACTAGCATCTTTATCGGTAGCAACTAAATCGTTACCTTGAAGATTCTGACTTACTTCATTGATACCTTTTACCATAGCACGTACCATAGAACGTCCTTTTTTAGTAATCATCGTTAAATTAGATTGACCGTCATAAACTGAAGTGTCAACAAAAGTCATACGATATGATTCGAGAGGTAAAGTGGTTTTAGGATGAAATAAACCTTTAGCAGCAGGACCATCATCATAAAGACGATTAGTTACAATATTAATTGTGTAACCGTCAACATGTTGGTAAGTATCGAAGTATCCACCTAATTTAAGGCTATATCCACCGCCTGTAACAAATTTGTTATCAGAAAGTTTAATATAACCAGCACCTAACAATTCATTCTTCATTGCGGTATCGAACATATCACGTCCACCTGTACCGGTAAATAAAGTAATTGATTTGTTTTGGGCATCGCTCATTCCAAAGAAAGCATCACGAACAACTTGTTTAAGTTTTTCAGCTGTTAATTCAGAGTAAGTATCTTTATTAATAACTTGTTCTAGCAATCCTGAACCACGATAAATTGGATTTCCTTCTTCATCAAATTCGTGAGTTTGACCATTAGCGTCAACGTTAGATTTTGAATACCAGAAGTTAGTTTCGCATTCTCTACGGAAACTTAGGTTATGTTGCCATTCTTCAAATGACCACCATAATTGTTTCGAACCTCCACCTTTAGTTCCAAGTTCAATACCCATTGCTTTACGATGTTTTACGTTACCTTCCCATTTGTAAGATTTACGAATAGTTGAAACGTGTCCACGTACTTTAAATGGAGCAGTTGAAGTTGATTCAGAACCACGTGATCCAAAGCTTGAAGCTGCGTACCATCCTAGTGTATACAAACTACCAGCTTGTAATTCACTTGCGGGAATTGATTCATTAGCGGATTTAGGTGAAGCTAATCTTACCTTGTAATGCCATTGACCGCTAATGCTCTTACGACTAACAATTGTCAATTGGTATTGACGAGGAGAAATGATAGTGTACTTTTCAGGGAAAATACCTTCATTAAACTTCATAATAAATTCGCTATATCCTTTACCTGCTTCAGTAATGTTAACTGCTTCAGCAAGAGGAACAGCTTTAAATAGACGACCCATAATGTCGTATTCGTATTCGTCACCTACGATTTCTTCGGTTGAACGCATACCTTCTGATAAATAATGTAGCGGAAAACGTGAGTCTTCGCTACCCATTAAATAGGTGAGGACCGGAGATATTTTCTCTGGTTGTAAAAGAAGCATGTTGCTAAGATTAGCATCATTAGTCTTCATTTCCTCATTCCAAGTTTGACTTGTGATAATTCTTGCCATTTTTATTTTATTGGTTTTTTAGAAATTTACTTATAATGTATCCCAATCAATATCGCTGTTAATACTTTGAGAAGTGTTTGCACCATTTTTAGTTTTACCTTGTGATGCTAACAGTTTCTCTTTTAAAGTATTAGCTTTTGCAGTTGTTGCCGCTACAGCTACATATTTACTGAGATTAAATTTATTTTTTAAAGCAATCGCTAATTCAACACGTTTAGCTGGATCTTTCAAAGCAGCATTAAGGTCTTCCATAAATTGACCTTTAGTATCGTAATCAAAAATTGCTTTACGTTCTGTTACAGGTATAGTAAAGTTATTTACTTTTCCTTGATCCAAAATCTGTTTTACGTTACTAAAAAACCTTTGAGTATTTTGTCTGCGTAAATTTTCTTGTTCTTTTTCTTGTTCAATAAGTTTAGCTCTTTCTTTTTCCTGCATTGCCGCTAATTTTTTAGAAGCAATTTCAGCTTGTTTTCTGAGAGTGTTACTTATTTCCATATCTTCGATAGCTTCTTTAATTTCTTCATCGGTATAATCCATTTTTTTAAAGAAACTTCTCATTACAGATTTTTGAACGTCCTCGTTGTTAATGTCAATAGATTTATAATCTATTTCGGGTTTAACTGTTGAAAAGAACTGTTTTATGTTATCTTCATTTGCATCTTCTCCAAGTAACTGAAGATAATCAAAAAAATCTGAAGCCACAGGAGGAAGACTTTGTAACCATTCGTTAAGTTTAGCATCAGCAATATTATCTGCTGCTAACTGAACAAATTGCTCAAGACCTTCTTCACTATCTTCAATTTCATCTTCAAGTTCAATACCCAATTTTTGAGCCATTGATTTGATGATACTTTCTTCCGAGAGTTCTTCATTAATTTCTTTCTTTTTTGGATCAGTAAAATCGTCTTTTCCAGACGTTTCTTCTGCTCCATCGTTAGTTGAAACTCCCTTGTTTTGTACATCTTTTTTAGGTCGACCCTTCTTTTTAGGTTCAGGTTGATTCTCAGGGTCTGTTTGAGAATCAGCTGTAGTGTCATTAGTTGCCGATCCATTATCGGTTTCTAAATTTTCATCTGTTGAGATTGGGTCTTCCAGACCGAAATCATCAAATTCTAGTTCTTCTGCCATTTCTGTTGTAAAATTAATATATGTTTATTTATTTGTCAATTAGTTATGAAAAGTTTTTTAATCTCTCCTTATTATATTATACACTATTTATCATGTTTATTTTTGTTAGTTTTTGCTATTTCAACTTGTTTATCGATTTTATATTTTTCAGTATTCGCTTTACGTTGAGAATCTATTTCTTTCTGACTAAGTTCTTGACGTTTAATGTTAAGTTCTTCACGTTTAAGAGCTTCATTCGTAGCATTTTTAATCAAATCATTATCATCACCTTCATCGAAACCATAAGCTACTATTTCAGCTTTACGTAAATCCCATTCACCTTTTCTATCTATTTCTTCAAGTTTATATTGATGTTGTTTTTGAGCCATTTCATCTTGCATCGCTAAAATTTGTTTTTGCTGTTCACCTTTCATCTGCTCTATTTGTTGATTATATTCATCAGCTTTTTGTTCAGCATAAAGTACTTTAGCTTTAATATCAGCGAAGTTATCCGAATCTATAATGTCAATTATAGTAGATGGTTTACTATTATTTTGAATAAAGTTTTGTAATTGAGCTTCAAGCTGTTTACGTTTTTCTAATTGTTTACCTGACATTGCTACAAAAATTCCATATTCAGCTTCAGTATGTTCAATTGGATCCACATCTAAATATACAATTTTACCGGAATCAGGTAATATAAACGATGTTTTTTTACCATCAGCCCAAGCAAATTTAGAATAATCTAATAAAGCTTGAAGTTCACGTTCTTTAAATTGATCGAATAAATCGAAATAAATTTCAGTAATTAAAGATGATTGAACTACCGCTCTTTCAACTCCTCCTACTGTTTCTGAATTTGCTATTTGTCCTTCACGCTGCCTAGATATTCCGCAAACTTCTTCCCATTCTTGTTTAATAAATCTTAAAAGTTCAATATAGCTTGCTACAGTTGTAGATGCCATTTTAAGAACTGACTGGTGAGTTGAAGAACCCCTATATCCGTCTTTAGTATAATCGACAAATAAAATGGAAGTCATATCTCCATAAAGTAACCACTTCTCGAGAGACATGTCTTTAGGTTTAAGATTAATATCAAGTTGTATCATATCATCTTTCATTTTAGCCATAGCTAATTTAAGACGATGAAAAGTAGCGTTATAAAGTATCTGATAAGGTACTCCTAACATTACTAAAGATATGTTTTGAGAATTAATTGCTTGTAAAATTCTACCATTATACGGAAGTTTACATTTAGATATATTATCTAAAGCGGTTCTTTGTACAGGAACAGGACGTATTTTTAAATACATATCCACTCCAATTAAATATCCTTCCCATATTTCATTTACCCAAAACCATTCTACTTCCTGACCTATTTCAGTTAACGGTTTAAAATTTTCATCAACTTCCATTGATTGAATTTGACCATATTCGTCAGTAAATGTGCAAATTCCAGTTCTTTTTTTACTTATCCAAACTACATGTTTTACTTCAACTAATCTATTATATACTTGTTGAGGTCCTGTACGATCCGATATATGAGGAGTTGTTGACGAAAACATTGTAGTATTTGTCGCCATATTTTCTATTTTCTGAATTGCATCTTTAATTTCTTCATCTGTTTTTCCTAAATCTTCATAAAAAAACTCAACAATACTTGATGGATTCATAAACTTACGTCTAACTACCCATTCAGCATCTTCAATAAATTCTATATCCGGATCTTTATCATAATCAATATCTAAAGGATTAACTATTTCTTCATAAGGTTCATTGTTTTCGATTCCATGACAAGTATAAACTTCTCCTGCAATTAACCAATGAAACCAAGCTAATCTCCATTTTTCATCTATTTTATTATATTGGCGAATATATTCTAAAAGATTTTGACCATTAATTGCTCTTTTATCTCGATAACTAGAAGCGAATTCCTTTTCTATTTCTTCCGGAAGCGGAGGTTGCTCTGTAGGAACTCCTGTATTTAAACCTTGCTCGTTTAAAGTATTAACAAAAATCTGCTCAAGTGATTGTAAAATCATTTGATTTTTAGCTTGTAACTGTTGATTAACTACATCAGAATTAGTTATATATACCTCAAACTGATTCGGTCTTTTAGCAAATTCACCTCTAAGTAAATCTATTTTAGGTTTAATGATAGGATAGTTAACTACATCTGACCAATCTCCTTCCATTTTAATACCGAAAGGTTCGGTGATCATTTTATAATCTTTAATGTCAACATGACCATTATAGTAGTCATATAATTTTTTTATAGCTAATTTATGTTGAGTTGTAGCAAAATATGAACGTCCAATTAAAGATTGCATAGTTTGTTTTGCCCACGCAAAATTGTCTTTAATCTTTTCATCATAACTTACTGTTTGTACAGGAAGTAAATTACCGGAAACTTTTATATCTTCAGACATTGTTTTTTTATTACAAATTTATCATATGTTTTGCCTAATTCCAAGAGAGTTATCTAAGTTTTGAAAAAACTCACTTTTAAACGGAGATTCTTCCGTTTTTTTAACTTCAGGTTTCATTAACAATTCTTTTTTATATAACATTGCAACTAACATAGCCGAATGTCTATCAAAGTTACCGTCATAACTAAATTTAAGAATTTCTTCAAGTAACGGTACGGAATAAATTTTATGTAAATTAAGTTCTTGAATTCCCTCAGCATTTTTTTCTCTAGGAGCTAATAACCAATCTCTAAAATACTGAACTGCTTGTTTTTTAACTTCAATATTAGACATTGAAACTCCATAACTTCTACCTAACTTTCTTCTAGGTTGGTCATTAGAATCGTAAACTGTTAACTCTTCTTCAAGACGATTAAGTAATTTATGAGTTCTAGCATAAGATATTATATTACCGTCTCTATCATTTTCAAATACAATTTTAGCATTATAGTATTCAGCTAATTGAAAAAGAGTTCTATTAAAATCATCTTGAAATTTAGGTCTAGCCACATATTCGGCTACAATTATATCGAAAGGTTTAGAAAAATTATTAATTCTCTTTATTACATAAGCTGCTCCTAATGAATCTCTTTTAGTTAATTCTTTAGATTTATCTTTATCCATTGCGTAAGGGTCTGTACAGATGTAGTAAAGTTCATTTGGAATAATATTTCCCATTTTAAATGGATGCTGATAAATTATTACACAGCCTTCTCCATCAGTATCTTGTTTATATGGAAAGTTAAGTATAGGTTTAACATCAGTAGATGGATTAAACTTAACTTCTCCCATTTCATTTGTTTCAAAATAACCAGTAATACCTAGATTACGAATCATTCCGTCAGATTTAATGCGGGATATTTGTCTATTAATTTCAGCTTTAGGGTAAATGTTAGTACCCATTTTTAACATTGCTTCAGAAGGTTTAAGAGGATTTTCGCAAATCATTTTATCTACTAAATTTATATCTTTAGTAGTTCTTCTAAGACGCTCTCTTTCAGCTAATATTGCAACTTCAGCTTCTTTATGCCAAGATTTACCTTGACTTGAAATATATCCTTCTTTTGAATACGAATCTGGAAGAAAGTATCCTATTTGTTGAGTACTTCCTTCATCATACATATTATCATAAGCTAAAAACCCGTAACTATTTGGATCATAAAACATTTCTTCAAAATCTACCATACCTCCACTAAAGTCACCACCGGTTCCATAAACAAATATTTGTCCTGAAACCGAAGTACCGCTTTCAACAGTTGGTCTCGTTACAGTATAGGTAGCTTTTAAGTTCGACATTGAACCGGCTTCTTCAAATAAAATTACTCTAGCATCTTTACCACGAACAACATCTGGATTATTTAAAGTAGAATATTGCATTATTCTTGACATTGATCCTCCCGGTATCTTTCTTCCGTCAGCAGTTATTTCTTCATAAGAAGCTTGAACCATTTCTCTAGGTTTATTAATATGCTGTCTTTGTCTACCAAAAGCTGTATATTTAATTAAAAAATCTAAATAACTTACAGCCATTCTCATAGTTTCTTCAGAATATTTTTTATCTTCAGCTAATATTAAAGAGTTGGACATTGTTTTACTAAATGTATATGTCCATGCGCATTTAGCTGCATTTTTATAAGAATAACCTCTACGTCTAGGTTTTAAAACGATCATATGAAGACCTAGTTCTTCAGCTCTTTTACATTCATTGAAGTAATACCAGTCACTATCCCAGAAATCAGGAAAAGTAACTGACGTTAATACTTTTTTCTTTTTACCAACTAATTCTTCAACTGAATCTGCTTTTGCGGATAACTTTAGAGATATTTGACAAAAGTTAAGATAGAAATAATGTTCTCCTGTAATTTTAATTCCTCCTACAGAAAATCCATTACGGCAGTAATGTTCTTGTAATTGCCAATAGTTTTTATATTCGATTGAACCTTTAGGTGCTTCAATATAAAATCCTTTTCCTCTTCCGTACTTTTTTTCATTTTCTAAAAAGTCGAGAGCTGGTCTTCTAAATTCATTTACGTTTATATGTGATATATCTAAATTAAACATTATCTTTCAAATTCACTTATCGAAGCTCCTCCTCTAAATTTGGAAGCGGCTTCCATTTTTTCTTTCATTAATTTATCTTGTAACTTTTCATATTGATCTATAAGATTCGGAACTTCTTTAGAAGCTTTCATTAAAGCCGTTAAGTCGTTGAGCATTAATTCAATACCTGAAACAACTTGACCTCTTTTGTTATTAATACCAACTTTATGTTTATTATCTGCTAAGTTCTGTTCTATCTCATTAATAAGCGTATCTACTATTTTATTAGTTTTATACATGGCATTAATAATAGTAGTCAAAGCTTTAGTTGAAGGACTATTATTTAACTCTTTATATTTTTCAATGGCTTTATTAATGTATTCGTCAGGAACCCAAGTGTGATCTAAATATAAATCATTAGCTAATCTTTGTTGTCGTTCTTGAATTGGATAACTTGAATAAGGACCATCATGATTAGCCATATGATAAATATAAGCAAAATCTTTTTTAGCTCCATCGACTGTTTTATTTTTTTTAATTATATCTTTAAATTCCGGTATTAAAACTGTTTCGGGAAGAACTTCAAGTTGAAGATCTTCAGTTACTTTCATTAATTTCATATTTTTTCGTTTGTTCTATTTGAGCTAATAATCCTGCAAAATTATCTACAAATTCTTCATTTTCAAAAAGAGAATGATTCATATAATACAATATTACGTGAACCATTTCATGATGAAAGACATGTTCTACAATTTCAGGTTTATATTTTCTCCATTGCTTCTTTGTTCTATAGCTATCAGCTAATATTATTTTATTTTCATTTGCTAAAAATATACCGAAAGCATTTTTCTGATAACAATATTCATTGTCGAATATTACATCAATTGTATGGTTTAATATTTTAAACTGTTTCGGTATCATTTAATTTTAAAATTAAATTTTCAAGCTTTTCATTTACAATTATACTTTTACCGTCAAAAAATTCAATAACTGAATTATCAGGATTATCCTTTCTTGCTGCTATACAAAATATTTCTTCTTTAAAGTTTTCATTATTAAAATATGTAGTTTTAAAAACAGCATCTTCTTCCGAATCTACACCTATTTCTTTTAATACATTTTTATATGAATCCGTTTCATCATCATTAACTGACGAATAAAGAACTTCTAATTTAATAAATTTCATATTTTTGCGACATTATTTTTAATTCTATTTTCTTTATTGAATGTTGTTAAGGGTACACTAAACCAAGTATTACAATCTTTACAATTACATCTTCTGCTAATAGTACCGGCAGCTGTTGTAGAATAACCTCTAGAATGAACTTTTTCGGAGCCACATTTAGGACAATCCGATTTATATCCTCCGAAATGAACTCCTACATGAGTCTTATGTGGAGAATATAGCTGTATTGATTTATATACTTCTTCTAAAATTAAAACATCTTTTTTACAATACCTAACCATTTGATCTAAAGCTTTCTGATCATTATTCATTATTCTTTTCCATAAATCATAAGACGTTTTAATCTTACCTCCGAAACCTAAATATTTAGATATATAATCTAATTTATTAGAATTAAATTTAAATTGACTTTTAGAAAGCTTTAATGTGTCAATAGATTTATACTTAGGCATTGCCGGAATTCTATGATATAAACATCTTGTTCTTACCCATTTAATATTGAATTTATCGGAATTATGACCTACAACTTCATCCGCTGAATTTATTATTTCTATAAATTCTTTTAATAGCTTTTTATCATTCCCTTTATCCCAAGTTAAGTAGTGTACTTTTTTTTCATCTTCCCATTTATAACATATACATATAATAGCTCTTTCAGTTACTATATTTTCAGGATCAATTTTTATGTTGTATCCTGTATTCCAAGAATATACAACATTCGGACTTATTTCTATATCGAAATATAGACGTTTAATTTTTTGTTTCATAATTAAGATAATAAATCGTCTTCGGGAGTTAATCTATTATCATATTTACTAGGATTAGACAAAACCTTTTTAATATTTAAAACGGTTTCTCTCATAGTATTTTGAGCAATGTTAATTACTTCAATGTTAGGATTTTCCGCTACATTCTTTTCATAAATTAAAACATCAATCATTGTTTTAATTAGATTCAGCTCCGTTTCCATTTTCGGAAGAGCCTTTAAATAAAATTTTTTGTTCATAATTATCTTTTTTTTCTGTTATTCGTTTCGCAAGATATGGATTAAATTTTAAAGTACCCAATCCTCTCAATTTAATAGAATCTCTTTCGTTAATCGGTTTTTCAAAATCTTCATGAATTTTATTCATAATAAGCTTAAACTGGTGATTATAAATTAATTTAATTTGACTTACAGTTAATTCATGTTTACGAGCTAACTTAACAAATTCACTATTTAATTGTTTTAAATCCATTTTAATTTTCTTTTTAACTTTATGTAATCCGGAATCGTTCTAACTGTTCCTTTAAAAACAACTTTATTTTTAGAATCTATTATTTCTAATAATAGATAGAATTCGCCAGAAGTAACATTAATTGTATAATCTTTTCTTGTGTAAGTATCGAAAAAACCTTTAGGTCTTCCTTCAGAAGGAACTTTAACCCAACTATCATAATATACAGCATAGTTTGTTGTAAATAGTATATTCCTTTGATTCATTTCAGTACAAAAATACTTATAAATTTATTATTACCAATAAACATTTGATAATTGAAAGTTAAATTATTAGTTCGGTACAAAGATTTATATCTCTCTGTACCTACTAATAACTCACTTAATTCATTAAACTCATACGTTACTACCAGAGTACCCATTGCGTTTATGAGATTTAAGGCTTTCTTTCATAATATACTGTCTAATTTTATATTCATAATAAGATTCTTCAGGTAATCTTTGATTTGAATAAGATTGAAACAATCTAACTTCTTCATTTCCAACATTAATTGTTTTAAAAACATTACCTGTTTGTTTAAGAGCTTCAATTGCTTCTTGAATACTTTCTACTTGAGGAGTTTCAAACTCTTTAGATTCTTCAGTTATGTTCATTGTTTTTCCAATTACTTAAATTAATTCCTTGATAAACTCCTTTAATGAAATGATTAGGTACCTGAGTAAAAGGTTTACCTTCAATATAATCAATCCAAACACCCGTTTGTCCAAACATCATTCCGTCTAATCTAACTACTTGACCTCTAGTTAATCCAGAATGTTCATTGGTTGCAGCTACAATCGCTTTAATTTCACCTCTTTCAGTTTTAGGTAAAATAATACCCGATTGAGTTACCTGTTCTTTAGTCGATAACATTTGTAATAGTGTTTCATGTCCATAAGGAACGTAATTACATTCTTGTAATTCATTAATGTCATCAATTGATATTTGTTTTTGACCGGTAGGAATTAAATTTCCTTCTTTGTCTACTGCTAATTTTTCTCTTTCTTTCATATTTTTTCTTATTATAATTTACACTTCTTTAATTTTAAGGTTATCTTGTAATTCGTAAACCTTAGTTCTATATCCTTTAAACATATATTTAGGATTAATCCAATACCATCCGTTATGAGAAGTTGGAGCAATAAATATATGATCTATAAGATTTTTTTTAGATGACCACACCGTAGTTCTAGAAAACACATTATACTTTTCCATAAAGTCTTTAAAATCAATGTAACAGTACAATTTATTTTCCCTAAGACAATATAATAGTATATACTCTAATAACATTCTACCTTCTTTAGATAAAGAAGAATATGCGGGTCTAAGATCTTCACCATCATTTTCATAATAAAGATTTACTTTTCTATCCTTTTCAATAACGTATCCTCTTTTGATAGTATGAGTTGCTCCTAAAGAGATAACTACATCATTTTCAACACTTAATCTATCCATAACGGCTAAATCTTCAGATACCTGTTTATTAAATACAGGTATTTTAAGCTCCTGAATAAAAGGAGATTTAGCTTGTTTAATGGAATCTGGTACTTGTTTACTCATTTGTTTTATTGCGGTTCAAATATATGAACAAATTTAATAAAATGAACAATGTTCAAAAAGGAAAGTGTTAAGTTGTTGATATTCAGAGAGAAATCTTGTCAAATTATAGAGAATATATATAGCAAATTTTCGTTACGTTTCTGAATGATTATCAGAGAGTTAGATGTTTGCGTTTTGAACATGCTTATTTTTTAAAAATTTTTTTTTGGAATTTTTTTTTTGAGAAAAATATGTGAATGTGTTCTAGGTCATACAAAGATCCCCCTCTCCAATTTTGCGGGGATGTTACCCGTATCTTATTCTTCAACCTTTTAATTCTATCATTATGAAATTTGAAAATCAACCAATTATTGCCCAACGTTTTATCGAAAAATTGGGCAAAACCGCTATCGAAACACCTAACGGAACCGTTTGGGCTAATGGCGACACTTCAAATAATGGAGCACGTATCGTGTCTATCGTTATCAACGAAGTTGGCGACAAATTTATAGCCCAAAACGACTCTAAAACGTTAAAAGACGGTAAACCGTTGTTTCTTAAAGGCGAAACTGTTACACGTTTGAAACAATCTATGGAATTCAAATCGTTTGACGGTGCAGGTTCAGCAACTGAATTTGCGAAAGCCGCTTCTGTATTCGGCACACAACTTATTGTCCAAATGTAAGGACAATAGGTTGTTTAGCATTGTTAGCATAGTTAGCACATTGTCTTCAGATAATGTTGCTAACTATTCGTACTTACTAATATTGCTAAATTTGCTAAACTTGCTAACTGGTTTAATATAAAAATTAAAGTAAAACTTTAAATTCAACAATGTAACTTGTTGATTATGAGCGTGTCTGAACAAATCACGCGGATTTGTCATAAAACCTGAAAAGTTTCGTACTTAGTAAGGTTTTTTGTTTTTACACTTAAACAAATTCTTAATGTTCCCAAAGAATTAAAATAAATGGTAGCTCAAACTCAAAAAAAATATTAAAATGAACAAATCAAGAGAACTCTTTTTGTTATTTCCGTATGTTGGACAAAAAGTAAAAGGATATACTATTATCCACAAACATACATTTCCTAATGATGAACCTCCATATATTATGTGTTCATTTTGGGGATTAAATGAAGGAAGAACAGTTTACGAAGAAGATGGAGAAAATAAATTTCTATATCTAATTCGTGATTCTGATGCTGAAAAATTCATTAACTATATGAATCAACAAGAAAAAGGCTATCTTGAAGATGTATATCAGTATGAATTAGAAAGAAGCTATGGCGATAATAACCTTAGTAATAAGGAAATTGAAGCTGTAGCAAGGAATAACAATCGTAGACCTAAAATTAGGTATATGAATGTTGCTCCTATTGTTAAAGAAATAGTGTAGGCTACTGTGGTAAAAATCCACAAGGTGAACCAAAAAAGGAGTAATTAACCTCTACCTTTATAGATACACTGTTTCTTTATTTTGTTAATTTAAAACTACGATCATGTAAACTCAGTAAATTGCAGCGAGAACTCGCAACTATAACTCTCAATCATAAAGCCTAATGGTTGAGAGTTATTTTTATAATATCTGTCTATGGACTATTGTTCATACTGATGATGATGTAATTGAGCATCGAAACAGAAAAATAGAATAAACTATTCAAATTCAGAGTTCAACTATGCTGAGAGTTAGTTGTAAAACTTAAATAATAAACAAAATGAAAAAGCCTAAGTATTTCGATGAAATGCAACCTTATTTTCCTTCTGATATAGAAGAAAGAATTAGACAGGTTGAAAAAGAATTGCAAGAACTGAAAGATTTAAAAAGTAAAAATAGATTATCTTTAGAAGATATTGAAGATGTTTCAGATAATTATCAATATCGTTTAGAATGGAATTATGCAATTTCAGAACTAACTGATGAATTAGATTGTCTTAAATATCAGAAATATCTTGATTTAAAAAACGAATCTAAATTAAATTCATTAAAAAATCAATCTTATGAAGGATAATTCGCCTGTCTATTGGAAAATGCGTAATGGCAATCTTATAAATGTTGATGATATGGATAATAACCATGTTAGAAATGCTTTTAAGATGCTATTACGCAATATCCAAAAGTTACAACAGAATAATAGTAAGTCTGTAACTAAATTTAAACTGAAAGGTGATATTGCACAAGATTTTAATAATTCACAAACTTGTCCTAATTGTGGTGAAGAGCATTTAGGAGAATATTGTTGTGGATTTGATGCTTGTGAAATAGATATTTATTAAAAAGCTGTCGGTGAGTTAAACCGTCTTAAATACCTTAAAGTAGGAATAGGGTATGGATTTAATTGTTCCTGCTACATGGCATTTTCATGTAATCCAAGTATCTGTAAAACCTAGCGCAAGGAAAACAGCTCTACGAGTAAACTTGAAGAAGACCTTCGAGTAATTAAGGTAGCTCCTTAATGAAAGTTAATGTTGCGATGGCAGAACCATCTACAAACAGGTAGGTAAACAATGAAAATAAGCGGTCTTGACGAAGATTGCGCCATTGTTTACTGATTTATTAATGCAGCCAATGATTAATCATTGAGAGTCCAAAGCCTCTATAAATGCAGATGGGTAAAATTTACTAATTAACTCAAAAAAAAAACAATTATGAAAAAACACTGTAAAATAATTATGTTACCTACTGATAAATCAAGTAATATTTGTTTGGACACAAGTTTTGAAATAGGAGGATTACAAAATCAAAATTCACCAAGTAATACATGGACTAATCAACATCTTTACATTTTATCTGATGATGAAATTAAAGAAGGAGATTGGGTATTATATAATGAAGATAATATAATGCAAGTAAAATCTTCTTATGATAATGATGTTACAGGTGATGATATTTGGTTAGCGGATTCTTTAAATGGTTTAGCAACACAAAAAGATTTTTGCAAAAAAGTAATAGCTACAACTGATAGTTCTTTAACTACGAATTCAATTTATGGTATTGATAGTTTTGATACAAATATGTTTGGTAGTAAATCAGAAAATATAAAACTACCAAAATTGTTTAAGTTACCTCAAATACCACAATTATTTATTGCCTATTATATTTATGAATATAACAAAGGTAATATTATTACTGATGTAATGGTTGAATATGAAGAATATGCAGTTGGTAATTATGGATTATCTGATGGTGAATCTACTATTGATATAAGATTAAAAATAAATCCAGATAACACTATTAATATTTCAAGTGTAAAAGAGAGTTGGAGTAGAGATGAAGTTATTGAATTAATTTATCAATATGAAAAAGACACTTTATATTATGGTAGAGATGGTTATTATAACAGTGTTAATATACCAAAAGAATGGATCGAAAATAATTTAAAATAATAATTATGGAAAAATTCACATTACAACACATTGTGCTTTACAGTAAAGGATGGTATAAAAAATACAATCCTAAATCTACTAAAAGAAAAACTATTTGGGATGATTTAGAAATACTTATTCAAGCTGATGGTTATTTAGGTTGTTTAGAAAGTGATTCTTTAGAACAAAAGAAAAACAGAATAGCTTATTTATTAGTTAGTCAAATGAGTAGAATACCATTAACAGGTAACGCAAGAACTATTACTGATTTTTTTGAAGCAATCAAACCACACAATTGTTGGAAATATGGATATTATACTAATCAAAATGGTTGGATAAATCCAAAAAAAGATGAAGTATTTCCTGAATGGGATATAAATGAAGCTGCTGTAAGATATTGTTTATCTGAATTTAGCAGATTAGAAAAATCTCAATGGATAGAAATTAAACCGGATAAAAATGTGTTACCTTTGTCTAATTCAGTGAGTAATAAAAAAATTAAAGAAATATTTAAAAACTAATTAAAATTATGGAAGTAATAGCAAAAACAAATGAAGGCTTTTTAATTAAAGCTACCGAAAATGAAATTAAAGAAATAGTTAATGCAGTAACGGGAAATAAACCTAAAGAAATACAAATAGGTCAAAAAATACCCGCTATAGATTATGCAAGTACTATTACAAAAATTAAATCTTTAAAAGATGATGATTATTTTAAAGAAATTTTAAAATATTCAAAATGGTTTAAAGAAACAGTAGATGAATTAGAATTGGCTGTTGAAAAAGCTAGTGAAATTGAATAAAAAATTACAATTAAGGAGTTGTAATAAATTGTTAGGATGAAAAAAATTAACTGGGCATAGTAGGTATTCAACCCTACATACTTGAGCTGGTAGTATTCGTGACTACAAACAGTTTACCTAACAATTTAAAATTGTGTTGTTCCGAAAGGAATTAGTAATTAAACGGCTGACGTATCAAATAGCAAGTTAAGTATGATGCTTGGTATATCCTTTTAATTAATGACTTGACAACACAATTTTATCCTTACCTAAGTAGATTTTAGGTTTTGGTAAGTAAAAGTGACCATCCTTATTAATAGGACAAATTGGTTTAAATGAACTGCACTGTCAGCTATTTACTTACTACAACACAAATACGAATATAAAATAGTTTTAGAAACTACGAAACTTTTAAAGGTAAGTGGAGAATAAATTTATATATCAACAGTTGCAAATGTTGATGGTGTTTGTGTTAAAAAATGTAAATACTATTACAATATGTAAAGTATTTACAAACTAGCAAGAGAACTACCTCTTGCTTTTTATTAAAAATAAAGAAATCTAAAACCTAATTTTAATCAACAATAATATGACTAGAAAAGAAAAACTACTAATTTTAATCTGCGGATTATTTTTTGGATTCGTTCCACTTTTTTTAAAAACAGAAATAATCGTATCATCAGTTTGTTATCTAACTGCTTTAATAGCTATAATTAGTGTAGTATTAATTAAAACTAAAAAAAAGAAAAAAAGAAATCAAATTTATTACCTTTAATCAATTAAAAACATGGAAAATGTAAAAATGACAACCGGTGAGTTTATTAATTTTTGCAAAATTGCAAAATTACATTATCAAAGCTTTACTTACAAAATAATTAAGAGTATAGTTATTGTAACAGCTAATAATACTTTTTTAAAACAAATAGGATTTTAAGAAATATTGTTACTGCTTCCCTGAAAAATGTTTCGACAATTTTCTCACAATAGATGGGTCAAGTTTATTATTTTTAAATTATTAATCTTTAAATAAAAAATGAAAAGAAAAATTAAAGAAATATTATTAGTATCATTTTCGGTATTAGCAATATTGGCATTGGTTATTGTAGCTGTTTTACAAGAATTAAAAAATTAAATCATGAAAAAATTATTATTAATCGTATCAATTCTCTTTGGAGGATTGTTAAATGCTCAAGACTTAGGTATGAGCGCAAGTGAAGTTAGGAAAGAACTAGAATCTAACGGATATTCTGTAGAAGTAATTAAATTAGATGATGGAACTAAGTGTTTAACTACATTTAAAAACTCCGTACTTCATGTTTATTATATGAGTAAACAAAATTATTGTATAGGTATTTTATTTACTTTAGATATAACTGAAAATGAAGCAATTTCTATTATTGAAGAAACTAGATGGAAATATGTATCTAAAAATATTTACGAACATGAAGAAAGAAAACTGTTTTTACAATACTCTAAAGAATTTAAATGTTGGACAATTTTAGTTACATATAAATGAAAATACAGTTAGATAGAATAAAAATACTTTATCAAATGATGATAAATGCAATATTGTAATTTCAGTTATTAGAAAATTAGATCGTCAAAAAAAAAATATTATCGAAATTTTATTAATATCATAATTATGTTAAAAACAATTCATAGATTACTTACCAAAAAAAATCAAAATGGAGATTATAAAGTAACTCTTAGCGTTATAGAAGACGTTGAACAAAAACCTATAGTTAAACCTAAGAAAGAAAAAAATTCTAATCCTAAATTTACACACGTTAAAACTAGAATTAAAAAGTCTAGAAGTAACGGGTACAAATTCTACATTCAATATATTACATGTATTGATAAGCATACTGGAGAATTAATAAATAAAGAAATAATTCATAGACCATTATGATAAACGAAGAATCTTTTTGTAAAATGACTAGTATGAAATCCGCAGCTGAATTTCTTAAAATGAATTACGGAAATACCGTAAATATTGAAAATTTCAGTAAAGAATCTAAAGTTTTAATTAATAAATTAATAGAATACGGTTATCTACTTTTCAAATCTAAAAATGTTTACTTTATTTCACTTAAATCAGGACAAATGACAGAACTTTCTAAAAAAATAGAAGATTTATCTGCATTTAAACCACAACATGTAACTCTTAATCAAAATGAACAAAAAAAATCTAATTCCTAAAGTTAAAATAGACATTGCAGCAATGTTTGTTTTAGGAGCAGCTATTGATCTTGATGAAAACACTTTATTTATTTTCATTGGTCCATTTGCAATAAATATAATATTTTAATGGTAAAATTATTTTATTTATCTATTTCTATAATATTTTTTATAATAGCACTATTATTAGTGTATATTAATATAAATTTAAAAGAAATTATAGCATGGATAGTATCGTTATTATTTTTTATTTTATTTATTACATTTTTATTATTATATCAAAATGAAATCGCAAATAGCAAAAGACATCAAAGATGCAATGAAAAAAGTTCCGATAACACTTAATTTTAAAAAAGATAATAAGGAAAAAATTATTCAAAAAAAAACAATCTCTCACCAAACAACAAGATCTACTTTTGAACCGGTACGAAGTGGATTTAAAAGAACAGTACCGGGTTATCAAGTAATTAAAGTTAAATCAAAACAATGACAACTTCAAAAAAAACAGTAGTTTCTGAAGAAACTGAATCAACAAAAACGTGTTTGTATCAATCACTTCTTTCAAAATCTAACGAAACTAAAAATCAAGAATTAGTTCTTGAAAAAGTAGAAGAAGCTCGTATTCAAATTCAACACGATATTCTTCAAGCTAAAAAAGCTGTAAGTTTAGCTAAAGCAGTATTAGACCGTGCTAAATCTGATTTAAATTTTAATTCTTCAGTTATTTTGGCAGCAAAATACAATTTGGAAAATGCAGAAGTAGATTATAACAATCTAATAGCTCTTCAAGCAGAATTATTCTAATCGTTCTTTGTATTATTTTTAAAAGAAAAGTTACAGCATTTGCCAAGTTTTACTGTAACTTTTTCTTTTTTAACTGGACCCAATCAGTATAACCTATGTGGGCGTGAAGCGTTTCAACGACAAGATTACGCATTTTAGTATCGCTTTAAATAATTTAAAACAAAATGAATCACATTATCGTAAAAACAGCTGAATCAGCTATCAAACAAGACAAAAACGGACGTAACTACAAAACAGTTACATTTACTGAACGTACTATGTTAAACACTCAATTTGGACCAATGCCTAAACCATTGAGCCAATGCCGTTCAACATCTGTAAATCAGTATGAACTAAATTATCTTGGTCAACCAGATCCAGGTTATTCAGCACCTATTTTCAATGAAAGAAATCCTCAAGCGGGAGGTTATTTTGAAGGTAAAATTGAAAATCGTAATGTAAGAGAGTACGACATCGAATCTAAAGATGGCGGAATTCGCGCTGTAAATACTTATACTACGGTTGTGTTCGGAGATACAGCTTCTCCAGCTTGGGAATCTACAGTTAAATCTGCATTTAAATCACGTGGACACGAAGTTGTAGAACCAGTAAATACAACTGTAGTATCTCAAGTAGAAGAAGCTCCTGTATTTTAATTTTTAGTTTAATTTAAAGAGAAGAGTCGAAAGACTCTTCTTTTTATTCATTTTTTAATAAATAAACATATGACACCAGTTAACAAAATAATGCTCAAAACAGATGAAAAAGAACTCATTTGGAAAATGAAAGACGGTTCGTTAAAACCAATATCGGAATTAACAGATGACGAGTTAATTAAATTTCGTAAAATTTGTTTAAAAAAAAACGAAATGCACTACTATTTGTATGAAAAATTTACAAATTTTGTAGAACAATTTGATGAAGTTTTAAAACAAAGAATTGAAGAAAAAAAATTAGCTTTGCAGAAATTAGAAATAGCTGATAAAGATTAGCTATTTAGGGGATGACAGGATTTGACAGTAACGTTTAGCCTTATAACAATCATGCGATGGATGATAGATTACATCTAAATTACTATCAAAAAACAAATGCAAACAATAACAATATATCAGACGAGTCTAGGACTTTTGCTGATAAAGTAGAAGCAATGGTAATTGCTTTTGCTCCTGTTGCAGAAAAAGAAGTAGTTTTAGCTGCTTAATTTTCACTCCCAAGTTTGTTAATCTATTAGGAGTATAATAATATTAAAGATTAACTGGTGAAGCTTAATTTCAGTTAAGCTTAATACTAATCAAATAGAAATATTAGATTTAAGCATGTAATAAAAGTTGTTATATAGCAGTTATCTGGACTGGGGTTCAATTCCCCACATCTCCACAAATCAAATTTTGTCATATGCTTGATTAGATTAAAAGGTGGAAAAGAAGTATCTTCGGATACTTCTTTTTTTTATTATTAGTAAATAAAATTAAAAATGAAAAATAAAATAAAAAGTTTCAAAGAAAACCAAGAAAACTTGAATATATCTGATGTTAATAATGATACAGTTAATTTCATTATATAGATTACGAAGAATACATCTTCAATTCAATCTAATGTGAGGTTATATAAAGGTAAAATGTATTTTATGGATAGACGTGTTGAAAGAGGTAGAGATAATGATGGTGGAATTGAAGATTTATGGAAAATTTATATAAAGGAAATATTTAGTTAGAATTGATAGTTGGAAGGTTGTATAGCTTTGTCGCTAATTTTTTACGGCTAAAGAAGTTAGGGTTTTGGAGATCTAAAACTTCAATCTAAAAACAAATGCTACAATTTATTTTAGCCACCGTTATACGCCGCCCTTTTTAAATGAATTTTTAACAACTTAAATAAATAAGAAAATGGAAATACATATTCCAAGCGAAGAAAGATTAAGAGTAAGCACTGATGGTAAAAGAATTTTTGCCGATATTAGTTCTTATCCGCAAGAAGAAAGTTAGGTAAAATAATAGCACCAAACCGCTGTTAGTGGCTGGTGCGGTAAATTAAACGAAAATGACAATCAAAGAATTAAAAGATTTAATTTCATCTATTCCTGATGATTTTATTTTTGAAATTGAAGTGGAAAAAGAAGTTCCAAAAAATGAACTTATGCAACGTGCATACCCTTACCCAATAGATACTCAAAGATGTGAGGTTAAAAAAGAAAATCACGATATTGGATGGTCTGATGGTAAAATAAAATTAAATGTTAGAATTACAGATGATGCTTGGTAGCAGTGTCATAGCACTTACACCTAATGTGTTGGTGGTTGGAGTAGTGTGAATTATTAACGATAAATTACAATAGAATGAAAGAACATTTGGAAATACTTAGAAAATGGGTAGCAACTGGGCAAGTAAAAACTGCAAGAGGTAGGCAGCACGATGATTTACTAACCTTAATTGGACAGATGGAAGTAACATTACGCCAACAACCTGTTAGCGGTTCGTTGCTTGCGGAAATTAAATCTTTGTTAGAACAATACAGAGATGAAGAAATGTCTGATTGGAACACACCTTTTCATTACGATGCAGAAGGATGGGCAGCGATGAAATATTTTATAGAATGGTTAGAACGTAAAAAGAAATGATCACTAACGGCACTTAACTTGTGGTCAGGTGCAGATTTTGAAACACAAATTTTGAAAATATGTACAGAAGATTATTAGAATTACTAAATCTGGTTAAACCACGTCAGCCGCACTTGCCACAAACCAATGTTGTGCGAAGTTTCTTTAGGAAGCCAAGCAAAATAATTAAGATAGAGATACCAAAAAATTTTTATAATTGTGATGTTACTGTTTGTAATAATTTCATTGCAAATAGTAATAATAGTGCAGATTGGAAAACATTAAAATTCCCATTACCTAAACCATTAGGAAAAAAATGGAAAATATTGCGATATGATACCGTTAATAGTGAAAAAACTATTGTAGAATTGATTTCTTGTGGGTGGTTCTGAAATTTCACATAACAATAGACGTAAAAAATAATTTACGCTGATTAATAGTAAATTATCCAAAAGCACAGACACGGGATATGTTAGATTATTACAAATCATTAAACCCAAGCTATGATGATGTATATTTTCTAATTACAAATTGCAAATTTGCCCAAACAAAAGAAATGTACGAGTATTTAAATTCTTTAAAATAAACTTTAAAATAAAACTATGAAAGTAATAGAAATACCAAATGAACACATATTTGCAGCGGTATCTGTAAATGGCAAAATATCAGATAATTTAAAACCTATTAAAGTAGATGATTATTGGGTAGTTGTTGATACAAAAGCTAAATTACAACATCTGAATTGGGTTTTTGACCCTATTGGAAATAAAGCAGTTCAGATATATAATCCTCTTAAAAAGAATAATTTTGGAGCTATTAAAATTATAGCATCAATCGGAAAATTGATTGATAAATCAATACCTATAATCAAATTTGTAGAACAGAGTGTTGAAAAAGAAATTTTAACTAACCTTTGTTATTATGATTTAAGAAATCCTGATGGAATAAAAGAAACTTTATCAGAAGAATTTGGGTATGACAAAGAAGAAATAGCTTCTTATGGTGAATTTTCAAAATTAGATTGCGGTTGTGACAATTGTTTTTATGGTAGAACAAAATTAGCAACAATGCTTTACAACCAAGCTAAATCTTCTGATAAGAAATATACAGAAGAAGAAGCTAAAATAATATGGAAAGGCGGTCAAGAATATTGGAAAACATCAGGTAATTCAATAACTTTTGAAGAATTAACTGAAAAACTGAAAAACCAACCTAAACTACCTGACGTAATTAATTTGCAGATGGAATGTACTAAAAATGGTATCAAAGAAGAAGGTTCAAGTTGTTCATTAAACAATAATTGCTTTTATCCTAACTGTTTAATAATCAAAACAACATTAACTTCAGAAGGAGAAGTAATTGAAATTAAAATTTAAAATTATTACTAAATAATATTAATAATAAATAAACATTTATGATAAAAACAAAATTTGAAGCAGCAATAAGATTTATAAGAGAATCAACATCTGATATATTAAATCCTGAAAATAATGAAAATAATGAAAAAGTAAAAATTATAAATGATATATTAGATCATACTGAAAATGGATATTGTTTAATACAATGGCCTGAATCACAAGAATATATGGAAGAAGATTGGTTTCATGAAGAAGCTATTCTTGCATTAGGTAGTGAAGATAAAACAGGTGATAGTGCATATTTTATACCGATTAAAAGAATTATAAAATGAAAATATTAATAAGGTATAAAAAATGAAAAAAGTAATAGTAATACATGAGAAAGACTTTGATGATGATGAACATATCATAATAGGTGTTGCTGATTCAATTGAAAATGCTGAAGAAATTATTAAAAAATATTACGGAGATTATAAAGTAATAAATAACGTTAATACTGAAAATCCAAATATAGAATATTCTAAAATTTTAGAATTAAAAGGTGGTTTTGGAAAAACATATAAGGTTAAAATATGGCTTGAATGGTTTATTTTAAATACTTTATAATATCAATTAAGATTAAAATTATGAATAATAATATAGAAGAAAAATTAGTATCTTTTGAAGCAGCTAAGCTGTTAAAAGGAAAAGGATTTGATGCTTACTGTTCTTTCTTTTACATGAAACCAAATAGTAAAGTATTTGGTATTGATGAACATGGTAGAAATTATCTAATAAAAAATGTAAAAAATAAACTGTACGTTATTGGAGAATATGTTGCGTTAAACCGTAAAAATGTGTTTTTAGCACCGACACAACAATTAGCTATTGACTGGGTATTTGTAAATTTTGATATTTATATTACATCAAAAATAATTAAATGGAATTATGAAAAAGATACAATAAGATATAATTATAATATTTGTAAACTTAACCCTAATAACCCATCAGACATTATAGATGTTGGGTATAACTTTGACACACCAGAAGAAGCTAAAGAAGCAGCAATAATCTATTGCTTAGAAAACTTAATTAAATAAAAAATAAACATGGAATTAAAAACGAAATCATGGTATGTATGGTTATATAACTATACATACAATTCAAAATTACCTGAAAACTTATGCCCTTTTTTTTGGAAATTAGTAACGGCAATAATATTATTCATTCCTAATCTTATTTTAAGATTACCTGTAAGTATTGTAAATATGATTACTAAAGACGGTTTTCATAAAGGAGATGGAAGAACTGGTATAGGTATAATAATATATACAATTGTAACTATAATTATATTTTATATTATAGGAATATATCATTATATTTTATGGGCATTGAATTTCGATAATTACAATTCAACTCTTGCTACATTAGGAGGAATAATATCAATTATAATATGTATTTTAATTATTAGAGAAATATGGATTAAAAAAAATGTAAAATATACTTTAGAAGATAAAATATCTAATAATATAATTGTAAATTATTGTAAATCTTGGTATAAAAATTACTGTCCTAAAATTAACTGGAAATAATTATGGAAAAACAATTAATATGGGGAAGAATAGAATATCCCGGATACGCTGTATGTATAGGTTTAAAAGGATCTACAAATAGAACAATAGGAAAAATTTATAAAATACGTAAATATAGCTCCGATACTTTATATTATAGTGAAGTAGGAGGTACAAGTAAAGCTAATCAATCTGATTGGCGACAGGCTATTCCAGAAGAAGTAAATTGGCATTTGAAAGATCCTATAAATAATATATTAATTGAAAATATGCCGAAAGATGTAATAGTTAATTCATTTCCAATTTATTAATTATGAGTAAAGAATTTGATAAATTAATAACTAATTTACAAAATTATGTAGAAACTTTAGAATATGAAAATTCTAATAAATCTGATGAAATATATAACCTTACAAAAAAAGTAAATGATTTAAAATGTGAAGTATCAGATTATGAAGAAAAAATAGAAAATTTAAAAACCGAAATAGAAAAATTAAAAAAACAAACAATATGGTAAACAATAAACAAATTGCAAAAACAAACGATGTTCCTTCATTAATAGTTTTATTAGAAAATGAACTTAAAAGTATTAAGGAAGTAACTGAATCGAATTATAGAACATCTGGTATATTAGAGGGTGTTGGTGATATTAAAATTATGACGGATTTAAGTTCTTTAGTTAAAGCTTATGCTTCAGTAATAGTAAGAGAAAAAGCTTATTTTGATGCAACTAATGAATTAGGTCTTGATGAAGTACCTGCTTTTGTATTAAGCGGAGGATCTAAAAACGATTGGAAAGAAGATATCAGTTTAAGAATTAAAATCATTACTCATGAAACTCGTAAAAAAGAACTTGAAGCTTTAATTTCTGAAGTTCGTGGATTCTTATCAGTTGAAGATCAGAAAGCTTTAACAATGGCTAAAATTGAAAAACTTTTAGTTAAATAAAAATGATAAATCCTAATAGCAGCAGAACTTTATGGCAAAAATCAGTTATTGAAAATTGGAAACAAGTTAAAGCTAAAGGATATATTGAAGCAGCTACGGGTGTCGGGAAAAGTTACATTGCAATTTTAGCAATTAAAGAATGTAATTCCCGACACTCTGAAGCTTATATTAACGTAATTGTTCCAACTACTAAATTACTTGAAGATTGGACTGGTTATTGGACAGGTAAAGGAAAATCTAAAAAATGGGTTAAAGGACATATTGAAATTCATAATTTAAAAAATGTAAGAGTTTATGTCGTTAATACATATGTAACATCATTACATGAATGTGCATTATTAATAATGGATGAATGTCATAGATACTCTAATGAAAGTTCAGACACTTTTAAAACAGTTATTCAAAGAACAAAGTTTAATTGGGCATTAGCGTTATCTGCGACATTAGAATTTAAACATAAACAATTTTTAGAAGAAAGAGGTTTCAGTTCTTGCGGAAAAGTTACAGCTAAAGAAGCAATGAATAACGGATGGATTAGCGAATATAAAGTTTTATGTGTTCCCATTCATTTATCTGAATACGATAGAGAAGTTTATGATAAAATGCACTCTGAATTCAATAAGCATTTTGCAATGTTTAACTTTGATTTCCAATTGGCTATGAAATGTGTTACTGATTCTTCAGAAAGAAATAGATTAGCTAACGAACTAGGTTGGAAAATTGAAAGAGTTAACGCAGCTACTTTTAATTGGAACAGGAACATGAGAATGAGAAAAGATTTTCTTTATCATGTTGAGAGTAAGATTGTAGCTGCTGCTCAAATAGCTAATCATTTAAAACTTCAAACTATTTTATTTGGTCAATCTCAAAAAGGAGCCGATCAAATAGCTGAAATGTTAGGAAATGAATGTGTTCTTTATCATTCTAAATTAAAATCTTCTCAAAAAAAAGATGCTATTAAAAAACTTACTGACGGAAGAACTAAAGTCAAATATATTTCTTCATGTAAAGCTTTAGAAGAAGGATTTAACGTTGAAGGTTTAGAATTAGGAATATGTTGGTCCAGAACATCAAAATCGTTAAGAGCTACTCAAACTTTAGGTAGAATTTGTAGATTCGTAGAAGGTAAAACCGCATACTTTATTGAATTATACGTTCCTGATACTCAAGATGAAAGATGGTTAAAAGAATCTCTTAAAAAACAATCTAATGTCTTTTGGTTAAAAAGAATAGAAGACATTTATAATTTGATACAATATGACATTGAAAAAAAGAAAACTATCTCAGAAAGAATATGAAAGTCAAATTAAAAAACTTGAAACAACAATTCGAGTTTTAAAATCTAAAGTAAATAAACTTGAAAAAGTTAGATTAGAAAAAAAAGTTAAACTTGAAGAAAGGCACGAAAATCCGGATTTAGAACTTTTAATTAAAATAGTTTCCGAAAAAACAAATGTTCCTGTATCTACTTTAAGACTTAACGCTAGGGTATCTAGAGAAATCTCAGAATATAGACATATATTTTGTTTTTTATCAAAAAAACATATACCTAAAATTTCATATTCAGAAATAGGAAGATATTTAGGAAATAGAGATCATACTACGATTATGCACTCTTTCCTACAGCATTTAGATCTTAATGATACAGATAAAGAACATAAAAAATTATCGGATGAAATCGAAAGAGAATTCGTTAGACAACAATCTGAATTACAACATAAGTTTAGTGAGTCTTCAATTGAAACTGAAAAAACCATTAATGGAACTTCCTCTATCTCAGAATGAGATAGAAGAAGCTCTTCATTTTATTAAACACGAAAGTGTAATTGAAATAGAAGAAGATTTTTATGAAAATACCATGTAAGGAATGTAAAGATCCTACGTATTGTCGTTCTATTTTAGGTGAATGTGAAGATATTCATTTTGAAAAAAAAATACAATATTAAAAAAAAAATCAAAAGCTATAAAAGAAAATTTAAAGAAAAAACTATCAAGTAGTTCATATGAATACTCTGTTAAAGATGTGATTGGTTGACAATTCACAAATATAAATATTATGGGAATATTAGACAATGTAACAGAGTATGTTAACTTTTTAACAAAAAATAAGTTAACTTGTAATCAATTTCTATTACTATATCTTCTATCTACTGAGCAAATGGTGAGAGATTCGCAAGGTAGTTTAAAGTATAGTTCTTCAGGATCAATATATAAATGGCAAAATGAAGGTAGCGGATGGACAATTAATGAGGTCGAAGATTTAGAAAGTAAAGGGTACCTGATACCTATCAATAAAAGTAATTATTCTATTGATCAGCTTATAATTACTCCTAAATTTTCTGAATTATTTTTTATTAATTCTGACATTGCTTTTGAGGAAGTTTTAGATGCTTATCCCGATACAATAACTGTTCAAGGTTCAGCTTTTTTTACAAAAACTGGAGATTTAGATAAATTATCTAGTGATTATAAAAAGATTATAAAAAATTCTCAAAAAAAGCATGAAGAAGTAATAGAATTAATTAAATTTGCTCGACAGAAAAATCTAATTAATTGCAAATTAGATAAGTTTTTAACTAAACCGATGTTAGATTCAATTAGAAGAATGAAAGGAGAAGCTGTCAATGGAGAAGATTTTTAATAGTCTTTATCAAAAAATCAAAACTAATAAGAAAAATAAAGATGAAGGTAAACAAAATAGTATTGTTTTTCCCTTTAAAAGATTTTCTGAAAGTTTTCCTGGATGGGAGAAAGGTAAGTATTATTTACTTACTGCAAATTCCGGTATTGGTAAAACTAAATTGGCTAAATTTCTATCAATTACAACAGTTTACGAATTCATTAAATCTAATCCTCACCTAAAATACAAAATATTTTATTTTGCTTTAGAAGAAACTAAAGAGGATTTTTGGTTAGGTATCATATCTACGATTTTATACGAAAAATATCAAATTAATATATCACCAAGCCAATTAAAATCATTAGGTAACTTTAATTTAGAAGAATCAGTAATAGAAAAAATAGCTGAATGTGAAAATATTGTAACAGATATGGAAAATTACATAGAAGTAATAGACCACGTTTCAAATCCAACAGGTATTTATAAACATGTAAAACGATATTTCGATAATCCTGAAACAGGAAAAGAAATACATGATTCAGATAATACTGAAGCTAAGGGATATGAATATACTGATGAAAACTTGTGGGTATTCGTTATAACTGACCATATAAGTTTACTATCACAAGAAAACATAGAAGGTTCACGTCTAAGTTTACATGAAACAATGGGAATGTTTTCTAAGCAATACTGTTTAAAGAAATTTTGCAAAAAATACCATTGTATTACAATTAACATTCAGCAACAAGAGTCGGCAAAAGAAAAACAAGAATTTTACCGTGGAGAAACCATTGAAGAAAAGTTAGAACCTTCATTAGATGGTTTGGCTAACAACAAAGAGTGTCAAAGAGATGCGGATGTAGTATTAGGTCTTTTTGCACCAGCAAGATATAATATTCAATATTATAGAGGTTATGATATATCTAAACTTGGCGATAAATATCGAGCCTTAAAGGTGTTAAAAGATCGACATTACGGTTGCGCAAATAAATATGTACATTTAAAGTTTAACGGTGCAATTAATTATTTTTCAGAATTGCCGAAACCATCAGAAATTAATTACAATCAAATTTAAAAAAATATGAATGAAAGAGCGTATTATAAAGTTCTATTAGTAGGAACTTCGGGTAGAGGTAAAACTTACTCTATGCGTAATATGAATAGAGATAAAACTTTATTTGTAAATGTAGAAAACAAACCTTTACCATTTAAAGGTAATTTTAAAAACACAATTGTTCCAAATTCTCCAATAGAGGTGCTTTCCGCTTTAGCTTCTGGAAGCAAAAATCCAGAAATAGAATCTATAGTGATAGATTCATTTTCTGCTTATACAGATTTATTAATGGCTGAAGCTAGAGCAACTAAAAGAGGATATGATATTTTTGTACATTATAATGAAGGTATAGCTAAATTCAATGATGCCGTGAAAAAAACTAAAAAAGAAGTTTTTGTTACAGCTCATTATGAAATCATTCAGGATGAATTATCAGGAAGTAGAGAAAGACGTGTAAAATGCAAAGGTAAAGAGTGGGAAGGAATGTTCGAAAAAGATTATACCATTGTACTTTTCACAGAAGCAAAACCTCAACCTGACGGTAAACCTGAATATTTTTTTACGTTAGTAAATGACGGAACTAATTCAGCTAAATGTCCTCCGGATTTATTTGGAGAAAGTGTAATGAAAATTCCTAATGATACAAATGAAGTTTTTCAAAAAATAATAGAATTTAATAAATAAATAAATATGAGTAAAATTATCGTAACAAAAGCAGCGTTTACTGCTGACGTAAACAACGAATTAAGTTCTAAAGAACTTGCCGAAAAATGGCAATTGAGTGAAAGAGAAATTAGAGATATAGCTAAACAGCTTAATCTTACAATTAAGAAGAAACGTGAAAAACGTTATTCTATTGTAGATGAAGTAATTACTAACACTAGTAATGAAGAAATCTTTAATGACCAACCTGTTCAAGAATCATCGATTTAATTTTAGAATATGTCATACGGAGCAAACAACGTTGAGTTAAACAGAGATACCCCACTATTTGATGTGGGTATTAACAACAATGTAGTAATTAAAACAGTAGCATTTGAAAATGCTAAAAAAGATGGAACATCCGACAAAACCGTAATAAGAATTACATTTGAAGGTGAGTTGGGTCAAACCTATACTCATACTGAATTTCCAGTAACAGATAATGACGAAAAAAAGATTATTTCTCAAATGAAACGTCTTAAACGCATCGTAAAAGAAGTTACAGGAAATGAATTTCAAACAAATTTTAATTCTTGGGAAGATTGTGCTACATCATTTATTCGTTCATTAGGTAATTATGCTACTACTAAGTTGCAAATCAAATTACTTTATAACGATAAAGGATATTTAGAAATGCCTAAATATGACCCAACTGTTAAAAACATGAAAGAACCTACTTTAAGTATTAGTAAATCTGAAGAACCTAAATTGATTAAATCAGTTAATGCTTCGTCAGAAGCTGAAATTACCGCCAGTAATGCTGATTTAGATTTTTAGTAAAAAAAAGAATGTACGGATACCCCGAAATACCGCTTGAAATTTCTTTTGACTGGCTCTTTGATAGAGTCAGTCAAGAAGAAGTTTATGAGAAATATCTAGGGTTCTGTTCTTTAACAGAAAAATTTACTAATCCTTTAAGAGTTGATAATAAAGTTGGATGTAGTTTCTATTGGAATGCGGGAGTCTTATTTTTTAAAGATTTTGCAATAAACAAAACTTACACTTGCGTTTCTGTAGTTATGGAAGTAGATAATTTATCTTATTATAAAGCTTTACAAAAGATTTATGAAGTATTTTATCTTAAAAATATACCGACTAAAAATATTATTATTAAAAAACCATCCTTAAATAAAATCGATAAGAGTTTTAAAGTTAAAGTTAAAAAATTTAATAACATTGGTGTAAATTTTTGTAAATTTTATGGTGTTACATCAGAGTTTATAAAACTCGCTAAATGGTTTTATATTGACAAAATATGGGATGATAATGGACGATTAATATATTATTATCGTGACGAAGATCCTTGTATTGGATATTATTTTGACAATAATAAATGGAAATTTTATTTTTTTAAAAGAAAAGAGTATAGATTTTTAGGTAACGTATCTAAGGAAACTTTACAGGGTAAACATTTATTACCTAAAAAATGTGACTTTTTAGTAATCACGAAGTCTTACAAAGATGTAGGAACTTTACATAAGTTTAATATACCTTCTGTAGCTCCACAAGCAGAAAGCGTAATATTAACTGAAAATCAAATGAAAGATTTAGAAAAAATAAGCAAGAACATTTTTACTTTATCTGATTATGATAATGCAGGAATACACTTTGGTTGGCAAATGAGAAAAAGTTACGGAACTAAACCTCTTTTTTTAACTGAAAAATTATGGGCAAGAAAAAAGGGATATCTTGGTGCCAAAGATATATCCGACTTTTATTATCTTCATGGAGAAGAACTAACAAAAAAATTAATTAACAATGAGAAAAATAACAGTATTTATTCAATCAAAGAATAAAAAAGAAACATTTAATTCTTCAGCTACTACTTGGGGAGAATTACGTGAAACATTAAGAGATAAAGAACTTTTAGAGTCTACTTTAAAATACACAATGATTCCAGGAAAAGTAACGTTAGAAGCTGCTGCTGCGGAATTATTTACAGGAGATTTAACTATTATAGCAACTCCTATTAGCGTTAAATCGGGATCGTTAAGTATTGTAGATTTAATGGTTTCTTTACGTGAAAAAATCAACAATGCTTTTGATGAAATTATCGATGAAGTTGAATCTGGAGAATTCGGTGATCCGCAAGAAACCGATGATATCAGCATTGCTGAATTAAAAAGATTAGCTGATGAATTAAAATAATTAAATTAAAATAAAAAAGAGAGATTAATTTCTCTCTTTTTTTTTATAAAAAAAAAATATGAGATTACTTCGAAGTTTTGATGAAAATTATTTTAGTGAAATATTTATAGTAGTGTCAGAAAAAAACGAAGATGATGAATACATTTCTGTTTGTGTAAAATTTAAAGAATTTGTTTTAAATAATTATTCAGAAGATAATTTAGACAAAATACATTTTTTTGATAATTATGAATCTAATTCGATATATTATGTAAACTCAGGTAATATAACATTGTCTGTAAAAAATATTTTAGATATTAACGTTTTGTACAATATTAATTATGACTACAAAACAAATGAAAATACAAATTCAGGATATACAGAAGAATCACTTGAAAAAGATATAAAAAACTATTTAGATCATATAAATAATGAATCAAAAAAAGTATTTAATAATATTAAAAGATTAGCCGTTGAATATTATGGTGAAGAATTTGTAGATTTTAATGAATTTGACTTTACAATATTATATCCTGAAATTATTATTGAAAATAGTCATGGTAAAAAGCATTTAATAAAAGAACTTTATGTAAATTTAAATCTTGAAGAAGGTTGTATTTCAAATATAAAAGGATTGAGAGGACATCTTAGTTTAAAGGAATATAATTCAAATTATTTGCATTCACATTTGCGTCCAAGAAATAGTACCTCATATCATAATTTTTGTTTAGGTGAAAATACCCCAATAAGCAATTTTAGACATATAAAGCTTGATTCGGATGAACTCATTCTTTCATTTTTTACAACTTTAGATGCCTATGTTAGATGGGAATCTTTAGAAGGAGGGCCTTATATTAGAATTCAATCTATAGGTGATAATACTGGATTAAACTTATCTAATATAATTTTAAAAAAAAATTTAAAAAGATTTCTCATAAGATATAAAAATGAATTGTTTCTTACATATAATCTTGTAAAAAATAAATTAGAAGTAGATGTTAATTTAATTACCCCTCTAATTAATAAAATTTCAACAGTTATAGGTAAAGAACTTTCTCAAGGAAATTTTGAAATCTTTTCTAATGAAAAATATGAGGAATATAAATGTGTAAACACAATAAATTTATTAGAAAAGTTTAAAGAAAAATATATAGACTTAAAAATTTATTCAGGAATTTCCGATAAAGAAAAAGAAACTAAATCTTTAATAGATTATTCTACTTTGATAGCTCACCCTAAAATTAAAAATTATATTATTAAACAAATAAACACAAAATTAAATGAACTCAACTACGTCAAATTTACAAAAATCGTTGCCGAAGCTCTATCTTCTGGAAAATAAACCTAAACTTCTTATATCTAATAAAGTTTACGAACAAATTAAACTTTTATGTTCGGAAATTCCAGATGTAGAATGGTCAGGTGTACTTTTTCATTCAAGTAAAGGATTCATTGACAGACCTGAAAGTTTCGAATTAAAAGCCGAATACATTTTACCGATGGATAAAGGTACTTCAGGATACACTTCATATGAATTTAATGAAGATTATATAAATGCAATTACTGAAAAACCTGAACTACTAAATTACAGTATTTCACATGTGCATTCACATAATCTAATGTCGGTATTTTTTTCAGGTACCGACAATGAAGAGTTACAAGAAAATGCTCCAAACTATGACTATTATTTATCATTAATTGTAAATAATAAAATGGAAATGACAGCTAGAGTAGCTTTTATGGGAAAAATAAAACCGAAAGAATTTATTTTTAAAGGTAAAAACGGTAAAATGAAAAAAATACTATCTTCAGAAGAAGAAGTTGTCTTTTATTATAATATGGACATTGAAGTACTTTATTCTGAAGAAATAGATGAATTCTTTGTAAATCAAGTTAATAGGATTCAGACTACAAATAAACCAGTATTGAGTAAAAAAAACGTGAATAATACTAAAATTAATTTATCAACTTTAAGTAAAGATACTAACGCTATTAATTTTATAAAGTTTCTATTACGTAAATATTTTAAGAAATTTATTAATTGTAAAGAAGTAGATACATTATATGCGCATTTAGCTGAAATCGAATCGCATTATAGTAAAAACTGGAAATTTATTGAAAAATGTGAAGAAGATTTATCAAATGATTTCACTTTTTCTTATAAATATAACATGATTTATTCTGAATATTTACAAAAAGGATTGACATTTAATGATAGAAAATCAGATTTAATTTCGATGTGTGAAGAAGGATACAAAATTTTAACAGAAAGCACTCAATATTCAAATTTCAGCGTAGTACCTACAATAACTGGATGCTTTGAAAGTGTTTTTGAAGATTTTATTGAAACAGATTTTGAAAGACAATATAGCATGAGAATGTAATGAAAGAAACAACAGTTAGATTTTCTGAAGCCCCGTTCTATAGTCCGGGAACAGAAATAACTCTTGGTGGAATTGGGGGAATAGGATCATACCTATCCCTTTTTCTATCAAGATTAGAATGTAAAATGATAACTTACGAATACGATATAATAGACGAACCTAATATAGGAGGTCAATTATATTCTTATAATCAAGTAGGTAAAAGTAAATTTGAAGCTTCTAAATTTAATAACGATATGTTCTGTAAAGGAACTAATATGATAAATTTAGGTAAATTTCAAAGTTCTTCTTTTGTAACTCCAATATGTTTTAGTGCATTCGATAATATGGCAGCAAGAAAATTAATGTTTGAAAAGTGGTCAGCTTTAGAAAACAGAGAAATTTTTATTGACGGCAGAATGTTACTACAGTCAGGTCAAATTTATATTGTTACGAAAGGACTAGAAAAAAAATACGAATCCACTTTATTCAATGATAATGAAGTTCAGGATCAACCTTGTTCTGCAAAAGCTACAACTCATAGCGGAGCGTTAATTGCCGCCATAATGACAGGAGCTTTTACTAATTATATTACTATGAAAAAAGATCCGGATTTCATATTAGAACTTCCCTTTAAAACAACTTACGATATACCATTATTTGAATTTATGACTTATGAGAACTTATAGTATTACTCCGTTATCAGATTTCAATATTGAAAATTTAACTTCTGATTTAAGAAATTGGAAAAGACATTATAGAGATAATTTACCGAATATTAAATTTTTAGATAGCAATAATAATCTTTTAAATAAAGATGTTCTTCCTATATGTTTTATTGATTTTAGTTCAATTACTTATTTACCCAAAATTGTACCAAAAACTAAATGGTCTAAAAGTCAAAAAAACTTATTTTTATCAAAGTTAGAAGATTTAAATATTAATTTTGAAAATAGTCGCTATAACGATAATCATTCATCATCATTATCGTATATAAAAAGTTTAGTTAATTCAATTAATTATATTGAAGCTATAAATTTAGATATACACAAATATACTAAATATAGTAGCTTACATTTTTTAGAGTATTTTATAAAATGTTTAGATTCTGGATTTACATTTCAGAATTTAGGATATGGTATGAGTAATGGCGTTATCTTTAATGAATATGAAGTTTTAGCTATAATAACAGTAAATCCAGAAAAATTATATCAATTTACATTAAATTTTATAACTAGAAGCGTTATTAAATGGAAAGATTTAATTACTGTTTATTTAAAAGAAAATGAAAGTGATATATTATTAACATCTGAGATTCAAGCTTTCTGTGAAAAAAATACAATAGATTTTAAATACAGTAAAAAGTTTGATTTTATAGAAGAAAATTTTATTTCAAAAATTGAAATTAAAAGTCTTGATGACTATGATAGAATTAATAAACTATTTAGTAAAATAGTAAGTAATGATTTATTAAAACTTTTTAATATTAAAGAAGGAAGTAGAGATTTAGCTGACACATATATATTATTAGATGAATTACCAACTAAATCTGAAAAACCAAAAATTGAAGAATCTATTTCTGAAGAAATAACAGAATCGGATTTATTACTTATTAACCAATTATTAATTGAAGAATAAATGCTAGACCCTAAATATTTTAAAAATGTTTACGTAAAAGAATTTCCTAAATATCCAACTCAAGTTCCTCTATCTTTAAGTAGAAGAGCTAAATACTACTCTACTTTAAAAGGAAAACAAAGAATCGATAAGATACCTAAATGGTTAGAAAAAAAAGGATACAATGTGGATCCTTTAGGCTTCTGTTTAGATGAAAATAATGAAAGAATTATCGCAAATAAAAGAAGTATAGGTACTCCTAAATACTCTCCGATTAATGGTCAAATTTTTTATTCTCAAAAAGGAGGAAAATTTACAAGAGCTAAAGTAGTAAAATTTTTACACCAATATTTTTCTGAAAATATAGATGATATTCCGGTGTTTAAAGATTATCCTACGGTAATTCAATTAAATTGGTGTTTTCCTTATGGTAATCAAACTATGGATAATACTAATATGAGTTTTGCTTATGTAAAAGTATTTGAAGATACTCTTGTGGAACAGGGTAAAATTATTGACGATGAAGTTCGATATATTAGCGGAGGACTTTCTTTATTTACACCTGTACAAAATTATGAAGATAGAAATTTAATATTTACTTTTTATGAAGATCGTAGAAAAGAAATACAACAATTAAAATTATTATGAAAATGAAACAATTAAACAGCCAGGAAATTAATGCAATTGTAAATACAATAGTTAATAAATTACAAAAAATTAATACTGAAAAAACAATTGAACAAACTCAAACTGAAGATTTATTTATTAAAAATGCAATTAAAGGTAATAAAATATTAACGAATTTATATAAAAAAGCTCCAGCTTCAATTAAAGGAGCTTTTCAAGCTTCTTATCCTAATGTTTTTAAAAAAAGAAATTATTATTCAGTTAATACTTCTAAGATAAAAGATATGTTAATTATTAAAAATATTTCTTCCGCGCCTTTTGACGTTGAAAAAACTATTAATGAAATAGTTAAAGAATATGACGACGGAAAAATTTGATGAAGTAATTAATTATCGTTTAAATGAATGTAAACGTATTCTTATAGAAAAAGCTAAAGAATACGCTAAAGGAGATGAAGATAGATTACATAACTTTAATAAAGCTGCCGAAATAACAGGAGAATCTCGAGAAAAATGTCTTTTTGGATTTGCACTTAAACATTTAGTATCTGTAATGGATATAGTTAAAGAAGTAAATGAAGGAAAAATTCCTAAAAGAGAATTAACTTCTGAAAAAATAGGAGATTTAATTAATTATTTACTACTTTTAGAAGCATCAATTGAAGATAAAAGATACGATGAAAACTCATTTTAACAATAAAAAATCTAAAAGTGATTTAGTAAGATATTTATTAGATATTCAATTATTTTTAGCGGGTCATAATATGACTATCGATGAAGCTGCTGAAATGTATTCAGCTAAAGAATATTTAACTAAACAAAAATTCATGTTCATCAATGAATTTACAATTACTCAAAAACAGCATGATGAATGGTTTAATATAGCTGTAAAATTAGTAATGAAATATTTTAATTGTAGTAAATTACAAGCTGAATATGAAGTCAAGATGTTAGATTTACAGAGTGGACTTAGAATAATAAGAAACAAATGAAAGAATTTTTAGAAAAATTAATGGAAAGTGTAAAGATTATGTTTTCTTGGTTAACTACAATATTAATTTGTTGTAGTATAGCATTAAATTTTTATTTTGCTGGTGTTATTTGGGTAGATAGAGATATTATTAAAAACAATCAAGATTATTTGCAATATAAAGATTCTATTCAATTACATTTAATGGACAAAATTACAGATAGAAATAATATTAAAAAATGAAAGCTCCGTTGATTGAAAAAAAATTCTGGGTATGGGATTTAGAAACTCTTGATATTTTTACTGCAACTTTTGTAGATAGAGATTCAGATGATACTAGAACATTTGTTTTTAGTAAAACTAAAAATGAAAAAAAAGAATTATTTGAATTTTTAAATACAGAAGTTGCAGGATTAATCGGATATAATTCATTACACTTTGATGCTCAAATAATTGAGTTTATGTATAGGTATCCTGAATGTACACCTTCTGAGATAAAAAGTTATGCTCAAATTATTACTTCAAATAATGATAGAAAACCAGATGTTCCTGAATGGAAACTTAGACATAAACATTTAGATTTATATAAATTAAATCATTTTGATAATAAAAATAGAAGAACCGGTTTAAAATGGTGTGAATTTATGCTCGATATGGTAAATATCGAAGATATGCCGAGTCAAGGTGAAGGAAATAATTGGGAAGAAACGGTTCTTAGTTATAACTTAAATGATGTTATAGCTACTAAAAAACTTTTAAAGTATAGCAACTCTTTATTAGAAATAAGACGGAATTTGAAAAAATTATACAAAATTAATTGTATGAATTATTCAAATACTAAATTAGGATCCGAAATTCTTTTAAAGCTTTATTGCGAAAAAACAGGTAAATACGTTTCAGATGTTAGAAGTTTAAGAACATTTAGACCATTAATTAAAGTTAAAGATATTATTTTTCCATATATTACATTTAAATCTTTAGAGTTTAAATCTCTTTTAGAAAGATTTGAATTAATGGAAATTTCAAGAACTAAAAAAGATGAAGAAATTTCTGTTTGGTATAAAAACTTTGAATTTGTTTACGGAAAAGGAGGTATTCACGGTTCAGTTAATAATAAACTTGTTGAAAGTGATGATGAATATGTAATTATCGATGCTGACGTTGCATCGCTATATCCGTCAATTGCGATTGTTAATAATTTATATCCTAAACATTTAGGTCAGGAGTTTTGTGATATTTATAAAAAAGAAATTGTAGATGTAAGATTAGCGGAAAAAGCTAAAAAAGAATTAGGTAATAAAGCTATTGTTGAAGGATTTAAAGAAGCCGCTAATGCGGTGTATGGTAATTCTAATCAAATACATTCTTGGTTATATGATCCTCAATATACTATGGCTACAACCATTAATGGTCAATTAATGTTAACAATGTTAGCAGAAGAATTATTAAATATACCTAAATCAAATCTTATTCAAATTAATACTGATGGTCTTACTTTAAAAATTCCTAGATCTCAATTAAATACTTACTATCAAATATGCAATAACTGGATGTCAATAACACATCTTCAACTTGAATATGCTGAATATTCTAAAATGGTTATTTTTGATGTAAACAACTATCTTGCAATATATAGTAACGGTAAAGTTAAAACTAAAGGAAGGTGTGAATTTAAAGATATTCCTTTACATAAAAACAAATCTTATTCTATTATACCTTTAGCTTTTTACGAATATTGGGTAAATAATGTACCCGTTGAAACTACAATTAAAAATCATAGAAATATTTTTGATTTTTGTGCAGGAGTTAAATCTAAAAAATCTGACAAAAAAGGAGCTTCTCACTATGAAATATGGAAAGTAGAAAACGGTAAAGTTATTAAACAAAAATTATCTAAAACTGTAAGATACTTTATTTCTAAAAAAGGTTCAACTTTAATTAAGTTTTATGAAGATAATAGTTTTGCTCAAGTAGAAGCTCCTATAATGAAAGGAAATAAATTATTAAAAGAATGGAAAGTTACTTATTTCAATAAAGCTTATTTTCCTGATAATTTTAATGATTATGATATTGATTATAGTTATTATATAAGTAAAGCTAAGGAATGGGTTAATAGTATAAGACAGATAGGACAAATACAATTATTATAATAAAAACATGAACGAAAAAATAACAACGCAATTAGAAGGTTTAACTCCTGAAGAAATAAAATATCTGTATGAATTTATAGTAGATTATGTAAAAATATGTAATGAAAAGTTAAAACAATATAAAAGTATTTCAAGTTTTATGAAAGATTTAACTGATTTAACTAAAGCTCATTTTGATGAAGAAGATGCTAAAACCGAAATTGTCGGAATGAATAATGAAGATTTGGAAGAAAAAATTAAACCGGTTAAAGAAGAATTAAAAATATTTAGTGAAATTCTTAAAAAAATACAACCTTTAGTTGATAGTTTATGAAAATTTTATTTAGACCCAAAAGTTTTTGGATAGGATTACATTATTCAGATCTATTTAATAAATATTGTTTAAATATACTTCCTATGATAACTATTACTTGGTCAGGTAATAGAGGAAAGTTTTTAGAAAATGAATATAATAAACTCACAAACAAAGCTAAATGGATTAATCATAGATATAATAGAGATAGATTAATATGAATACGGCAGTAATTGATGCGGATCACATTTTTTATCTTAGTTTAACTGGTGAAAAACTATTAGATGAAAATAATGAACCCATTAAAGTAGATAATAGATTTGTTTATCGAGAAAGAACATTTGAAGAAAGTTGTAAAGTAGCCGATAATTATATTACTGATATTTTAAATAAATCTAATGCTTATTCATATATAGGATTTTTTGGAGGTTCTTCTCAATATAGAAAAAATATATATTTTGACTATAAAGCTAATCGTAAAGATTTAGAACCTTTAAAAAATCTTATAGAAATGAAACATTATCTAAAAGATAAATGGAATTTCTACTGGATAAACGTAAAAATAGTAAATAATGTACATGAAACAGATGATTATGTAGTAAGTTACTATCGTCAAAATAAAGATACTTCATTTATAATATCACCCGATAAAGATTTATTAAATATTGAAGGTAAACATTTTAATCCTAAAAAAAATGAATGGACGTATGTTACTAGTCAAGATGAATATAAATATTTATTTTCATCAATGATTATTGGAGATACATCTGATAATATTCCTGGACTTAAAGGAAAAGGAGAATCTTTTGTAAAAAAATTATTCGAAGGAACCACAAATTATCCTGAAAAAGTTTTATCTGCATATATAAGTCATTATGGTGAAATAAATTTAGCAATGGATGAGTATTTTAGAATATATAAATGTTTAAAATTATTAGATGATTTAAATGTATCTGAATTTACAACTAATGTTTGGAATAATACAATAATAGAATAAAAAATGAATTATTTAAATAATGACATGTCAAGATGTACAGGAAAAACAAAAACTGAAGAGCGTGTATGTTTAATGAGAGATAACTGTAAAAGATATTTAACTTATTTAAACGATGTCGCTTTACAAGAATCTTATATATCCGTAATAAATGCTCAAGAAAAATCTACAATTGATCCTCCAAATTGTACAATAAAAATAGAAATATGAATATAAAAGAATATCAAACAATTATCGAAAAAACATCTGTTTATCCTAAAGAAATAGGTTTAGCTTATTGCGGATTAGGATTAGCTGGAGAAACAGGTGAAGTTTTAGAAAAAATTAAAAAACTTTATAGAGATAATCCTAGATTATTAGCTTTAATTAAAGATAAGAATTCTCATTATTATTCTGATGTAATCGATTTTAAATCAGATATAAAAAAAGAGTTAGGAGATGTTTTATGGTATTTAACAGCTATATCTAATGAATTAAATATATCTCTTGAAGATATTATGGAAACAAACTATAACAAATTAATTAAAAGACGTGAAACAAATACTTTACACGGTTCCGGAGATAATAGAGAAGAAATATGAGATATAATGTATCTTTTGAAGTTACTATAGATGGAGTTATGAAAAAGGAATTTAAATCTGTAACTGTAGATTCAAATAATAGAGATATTATAATTAAAAAAATTAAAAGCATGTATCCTCAAAGTGCGATTTTCAATTTTAAAAAAATAAGTAATGCGGTAAATGGTGGCGGTCAAATTCTATAATAAATGAAAAGAACAATTGAAGATAGATTAGGTCAATGGTATCCTTATTTAAAAGGTGAATTTGAAAAAGATTATTTTAAAAAACTAGCAGGAATTATTGCTAAAAGAAGAATTGTTTCGAGAGTATATCCTGAAAGTGATTTAGTATTTAAAGCATATGAATTAACCAACCCTAAAACGGTGAATTGCGTAGTAATAGGTCAAGATCCATATCCTACCTATTCTGCGATTTTAGATAAACCAGTAGCTGATGGTTTAGCTTTTAGTGCCGATGATAATGATATAACACCTAAAAGTTTAGTTAAATTACATAGAGCTATTGAAGACGATTGTTATAATGGATTTAAACTTGAATTTCGTAACAATTTAACTTATTTAGCTGAACAAGGAGTTTTACTACTTAATGTGGCGTTAACTGTTGAACATAGTGCTCCGTTAAGTCATAATGAATACGGATGGAAAAATTTCATTAAATCAACTTTAAAATTAATAGATGATTCACCTTTAGCAATTATTACTTTTGGTCAAGGAGCTAAAGACTTAGTAACAAATTCTTCTTTAAAGAAACATCATTTAATTATAAATGTTGAACATCCTGCTTATGCGTGTAGATTATCTAGAGAATTGAATCATGAAAACTGTTTTAGTAAAACTAATGAGTTTTTAAAACTTCATTATGGAGAAAAGTCGATGATAAAGTGGTAGGGAGTAATCCCTACTTTTTATCATCAAAATCTATTACATTTAAATCTTCTAAAAATGTAGTTACTTTATTGACACCGGGAATTAATTTAATCCCCCTCTCCACAGGTCCTTTTTTACGTTTATCTTCTTCTTTATCATTAAATAGCGAACCTACAAATTTTCCAAAATCGCCACTTGTTCCTAAAACAGGAGCTGGATTTAATAAAATAGCATATTGACTTTCAAATGTTGGATCCACAAAAAATAATAATTCAGAAAATACTCTTGAAGAAACTTTTTTAGTAAATTTAGCCCATACTTCTTTTTCATCTTCATCGTCTAATCCGGCTTTAAGTAAAGCTAAAAGTAATCCTGTACCAATTAACATTGCCATTTCAGCAGCAGCTGATTTCATATTAGCTTTTTCGAATTCATTAAGTTCTTTAAATTTGGAACGATTAAAATAATATTTAAATAATCTAAAAGCAGTTAAATATCTTCCTTCTATGTCTTGTTCTAAAATATAATCAAATCTTTTTCTACCAAATCTTTCAAAAAATAAAGCGGGAAGCCAACTTCTATGTTGCATTAACATTCTACCTACAATGTATTGTTTCATCATCATCATATCATCAGGGTTAATTCCTCCAAGATTTTTATTATTTATTTTAATAACTTTTTGTCTAAATTTCTCTTTAGTCATTATATCAGTATTAACTTCCAACTTTCCATCTACAACTTTAAAATCATCCCATTTAAATTGATGTTTACCCGATAATATCATAGCTATTGCACCTGCGTTTCTCATAACATTTTCTGATTCTCTCATTAATGACATTGGACCAAACTCTTCAATTAATTGCAAACCTTTAGCGGTAGTTAATTTATTTTGTTCTTCTTTTACAAATTCACCAGTATCTGCTTCAAGCCATTCCATTATTAATTTAACTTTTTCACCAGTTTCGTTATTAGGAGTTTTACCTAATAAAGCTAGACCCATAGCTTTAGTAAAATCTTTTTCACTATAATATAATCCATTAAAACCGGTCATATAATAGTTAGCAGTACCTCCACCTAAGTTCACAAAAGGAGAATATATATTATAACCTAAGTTTCTAATACTAGTATATTTAATTAATTTATCTACAATTTTAGCTACGGATATTTTACGAGAATCTCCTTTTTTAAGTATTCCTAATACTTCAGTAAATCCGTTACCTGTTACTTCAAATCCTACATCATCTTTACTTTTAATACCGTAAAATGTCGAATCTATATATGCTTCAAAAGTTTTAAGATTATTTGCGGCTGGATTTGGAGCAGCAGGAGCTTTAGAATCAGGTATAACTCTACCCAATCTATCAACTTTTAAATAATTACGAGTTTTAACCATATGTTTTAATGCAAGTACGGTTTCTTCAATAGCAGATAATTCTTGATATCTATAAATACCTTCCATAAATTTAAAAAATACTACAGGTAAATCTAATGATTTATCGGCTACATTTCCTGTACCCGGAACATAAAGTTCTCCAATTTTTTCTCCTGTAAGAGCACTTCTTTTTCCAAATAGTTCATCATCATAATCCATCGCAACCGAATCTAATAAACCTGACATAAAATCAGGAATAGCTGACATTAAATTCATTGAAGCTAATTTTTCTATGTAATTTTTTTGAAAAGAAGGTATAAAGTTCTTTTTAACTTTATCTGGCATAATTTGATTAGCGTAATCGATTAATGATTTAAAAGTTTCAAAAAGTTCTTTAACTTCTTTAGGACCTTTCATTATTTCATTATATTTAGGATTAGTCCATTTTTGTTTAGCTTTAAAATAAGTAAATGAATTATTATTCGCTTCTTCCCAATTTGACATTTCTAAAGCTATATATTTTTCAGTTAATTTATTCAATTCAATTTCTGTAATTTCTGGATTTTTAAATTTAAGTTGGTTTCTATAGTTTTCACGATAAGCTTCATAAAAATTTAATTGTCTATTTCTAGCTTCTTGATACTTTTCTTTATCAAATATTAAATTTTCTTTAGCCCAATCGAAATCTTTAGCTAACTTAGCATTATTATAACTTTTCCAAAATTCTTTAGTATATTCTCCGACAAGTTTACCGTCCTCTATCATATTATCATATGTAGTTAATCCAGTAGCTTTTTGATAAGCAATAGTCTTTTTTTGAATTATACTAAATAATTCTTTTAATCTAGTTCGTGATTTAGATAATGCTAAATTTGTTTCAGCTACAGCTGAAGCTATATAAGGATCATCAATTGATGATGTTGTCATTAACATTGAAAACATTTTTCCTGAATCTTGAATAGGATCATTTAAATTAATTCCTCTTCTATCTAAAACATCTTGAATCTGAGTATTTTTAACTGAACTTTTAGCTATGTTCTCAAGTAATTTATGATATTCATCCATAAGTTCTTGAGCTTCAATCATTATTTGTTTAATTTTTTGAATTTTATTAACATCAATATCTTCAATTTGAGATTTTAAAGATGAATAAAAACTCAACTGTTCTTCTATAAATCTAGAATCAGTTAAAACTCCTTTACTTAACATAGTTTTAATATCTCCTAAATCTTCATAAGCTTTTTCAATTAAATCTTCTGTATCAGCTTTAATTTGAAGAGATTGAAGAAGATTTAACTTACCTTGAAGTAACTTATTTCTTTGACTTTTTTGTTCTTCCGTTCCTCCTTTTTGTTTACTTAATTGATCAATTTGACGTAAAAGAAATTCAATATTTTTATTAAGTTTTTCATTTTTTGTTCTTAAAAATAAAGGAGCAGTTATTTTCAATTTAGCATTTCTTCTACTTAAAAATTTAGAAGCCGTTGTACCATTAGAAGTAGGTTTAAATTTAATGTTTAGAAATTCTCCTAATTTTTCAAATTCAAATTCTAATATATATGCTCCTTCAATTTTACCAGAAACAACTCCTAATTCTGGATCACCTGTTTTAAGAATTTCACCATAAATAGCTGTTTGTTTAGTCCATTCAATTAATTTATTTAATCTCCTTTTAGCAGTTTTATCCTCAGAATATCTAGTTTTAGTATCAAAAATAATAAAATTTCCTTCTCTGGTTATTTCAAGTAAATCTATGGTACCTCCTTTTTTAGTACGAATATTTCCTACAAAAACTTCAGCTTTTAGTATAGATCCTTTTTTCTTAGCATTATCTATAATAGGTTGTAACTCTTTTTCTAATGAAGCGTAGAATTCCTGTAAATTTTCAGGTACTTCCATTGTAGGAACATACTTATTAAATTCCGGAAAATTCTTTTTAATAATATCGGCTTGAATAGCATGAACTAAAGTACCAACTTCTTGACTTAATTTATTAAATTCTTCTTGTCTTTCAGAAATTAATCCAAAACTTCTCTTTTGAATATCTCCTTTAGCTTCAGATGAAGGACGAATCCACTCAATTTCTTCTTTACCGCTAATAATTACACTATTATCTACAGGATTTCTATTAACTTTAGCTTGAAGTTCATCTAATTTATTACTAATAAGTTTTTGTTTACCTGTATTATCAGCAGCTTCATCAGCTAATATATAATCAACATCTAAAGCGTCTTCAAATGATTTCATTTGTTGCATACTTTCATCAAGTACTGTTGCAGCACTAGAAAATACTTCATCAAATAGAGTTTTATCTGATATACCGAAAATTACTTTAAATACTTGAAGTATTTCATCCCAAACACTTTTAAAATTACGATTTTTAGCAGGAAGCATCTTTAAATCTTCGATGAATTTTTTATTAGTAAAAATACCAACTAATAATTCATCAATATTTGTGATAGGATAAGTATCCCTCAACAATTCTTTTATTTTAGGTTGATTTAAATAATCAACCAATTCTTGTAATTTTTTTACTGATGCTGTATTCGGATTACTATATACATAATGAGAAGTATAAGCATGAAGAATTTCATGTACTAAAGTAGATTCTGTACTATCTTTAAATTTAACATTTTTAGCAACGTAAATAGTACGATTACTAGGATTATAAAAAGCAGCTGCTGAAAATCCATCTTTTAAGACAATTCCTAAATCTTTTAATTCTTTAGGCATTGTTTCATTAGAAAAATGAGGTACATCAATTAATTTAATAGGAATATCTAATTGATTTTCAAGTAATTTTTTAGCAATGGTCCCTAATCCACCACCTAATTCAGCAATTTGTTTTAATATTTTTTGAGAAGATGAATTGTCTGAAGTAAAATATTTTGATAAATTATTAGTGTTTTTTCCTTGCTTATTAAATAATATTTTATCTTTAGCTTTTTCATTTATTTCGATTTCATACCAGCCATTACCATATTCATCGGTAATTCTATTTACATTCTCTTTACCATAATTTTTATCAAGAATGTTTTTAATAGTAGTTTCATAAAAATCATAAATAGCAGATATTTTTAATCTACCTGCTTTAGCATCTTCTATTTCTTTTTCTAATTGTTTGATTTCATTATCTATATTATCACTCGTATTCTCTTTTATTACATTCCAACCTACTAAATTGTTATTTATTATATATTTTTCAGCATCTTCTTTAGTTTTAAATCCTAAATAACTTGCACTTTTTGTTTTATTATAAACACTCCAAGGTTTATTTTTTTCTCTATTTAAGTCATTTAGTCTTTCTTCTTTATTCTTAACAAACTCTTCAACAGTTTCATGTCCTTCAATCTTAGCAGCAGTATCTCCTACAGGAAATAATACTTTTTCATATCCTTTTTTAGCACTATCTTGTATTAAACTTTTTAAACCAACTGTTATCCATACATCATTTTTATTTAGAAGTTGAAGAAATTTATTATCTTTTGAATTTATAGTTTCATTTATAGGTTTAAATTTAGATTGTAATTCTTTTTCTTCAATTACCACTAATCTATCTATTTCTTCTTTAGTAGCATCTGGCATATCATAAGTTTCTAAACTGTACCTATAAGCATCTATATATTCTCTTATAGTCGTTTGCCCTTGTAACCCTTCTAAATTTGAACTATTTAAATTTCTACTTGTAATTAAATCCTTTCTTTCTCTACCAGCAACTTTCCAAATATCATCATTTATTTTTTTAATACTTACATCATTATAAATGTCCTTCAATTGTTCAGCATAATCTTTAGCTGCGTTTTCATCCTTAAACTCTCGTTGTTTATTATCTTGAAAAGGGTCTGATTGAAATTCTTGAACTTCTACTGTTTTAGTTTTATTATTATATTGTATTCTTGCGTGAGCAATAGTTTGTGGTTCATTAAAAGGATTATGTTTTAATACTTCACCTGTTAAATTAACTTGTGGCACTTGTATTTTTAATTCTTGATATTCCCAATCAGGATTACCTTCATATTTAGAAATATTGTTGTTATTTCTTGCTGATAAATCTTTGTAAATTTGAGTATTAATTTCTTCTTGATTTTCACCATTAATATAATCAATAGCTTCTTTTTTAGTTGCAAAATATTTATTAAATCCTGTTCGGTAGTTTATAACAACCCATATACCATTTTGAGTTTGTTCTAACTCATACCCCTTTTTTTGATTTTTTAATCCTTTTTCTTTAGCAGTATTAATCTCAATAGTATAACTATAATTAGCTAATAAATCTGCAATTATTTGTTCTCTTGTTGATTGAATGTTTTCTAATTTAATTTTATCGCTTTCTTCAAAAATATCATTTTCAAAAAACTCTTTTATAGGATTTTCATTAGTAGTTAAAGCTGAAGCATATTCTGGATTATCTTTTATTTCTTCATAAAATTCATTTAATTCGTCAATATTAAACAATAAATCATTTAATATTCTATAAGCTAATACTTCTGCTTCAGATTGCATTTCTGAAGGATTACTAATAGTTTTTAAATTTTTATTTATATAATCTACATTAGATAAGTCATCATATCTATGACCATATAACATTATAGATGCCAAATTTTTATCAGCCTGATTAGGTTTAATATCTTTAGATTGAGATTTATCAACTCTAATATTTTTTATTAATTGTGAATTTTCTAAATCTTTTATTGTTGCAAGTTTTCTTCTTTCTGCAACAATACTTAATTTTTTACCTGCTATTTTATTTTTATTATCTAATTTACTTACATCAATCA